ATGAAACTTGAAAATTTACGAGAAGAGCGCATATTGCAAGGAAAAACACAAACCTATATGGCGAAAAAATTGGGATATAAGTACACAAGCGGCTATGCGAATATCGAAATGGGCAGAACGAAGCCTAGCTTAGAAACAGCAAAGCATATTGCAGATCTGCTGAATACCGGGGTTCAAGAGCTTTTTTTTGGCCAAAAGTTACACGAAAAGAGTAATTGTTTAAGAGAAGATCGGTTCTTAGAAAAGGGGAGACGAGCAGAATGAATATTGAACATCCAATGGTGACTCAGATAAGTGACTTTGGTTATCCAAAAAGTTATTGGTTATATGACATGAAACGATATGGATACCAAACAGAAATTGAGGACAGCTTGGAGGGAGCTGAAGAAGATGAGACATCAGCTGACGTTTGATGCTAGAAAAGAAGCGCAGCTTTGTTTAGACCAAGCTGGCGGCTGGATCGCCTTTCATCATCAGACACCGATGTTTGTTTTTGCCACATCAGAAGAGAAAGAGACATATATGACCCTCCTAGAAGCTAAGGTTGATGATACAAAAAAGGAGGAATCAGGTCAACGTGAAACGATGGAAGCAAATCATGACATTTTTGAAATGCTTGCTCAAAGCGAGTAAAAACGAACAAGACATCCGCCAGTGGGCAAAGGATGACGGGAGATCATAACATGGTCATCCATTTAATCATTGAACATGAGCATTTGTTAACAAAAGAGACATTGATGAAAAGAATACGATCAGCTGCAAAAGGGCAATGCCCGCAAAAATTAAAAGGCGCACTATCACTTGAAATTCGTTTATTTGATCACATGCCGTTTGACATAGCTGACTGCCAAAAAAAGCGTACATACGCAGAAAAAGGGTTGATACGCCCAGTACACGTCAGCATCTTTCAGCCGAATCTACAGCATATTCAAGAAGCACTTCATTCTATAGCCGATGAAGTCCCTCTGCAGATGGTCGATTTAAGAGTTTCTCAGTTTTATAGTATGTGTCCAAGAGTTGAAATCATTATCAATACGGTAGGTGGTGGCACGAGGCCAACACCAAAAAAGGAGACAAGCAGATGAACGAGCCAAAACAACTATTCATTCAAGAAAACCAAACATTTGTCGGTGAGATGGAAAAAGGAAAAATTCAAGTCATCGTGTTAGATGGGAATGTAGGAACGGCTTATAAAATGGATGTACCTGAACATGGAAAAACCATTATTCAAACGGCAAAAGGTCATTTTGCAAGAGTAGATCACGAGATTGGTTTTAAAATCAGCTAACTGACTGAACACATCAAAGCACAATATGTCCAAGACGGAAAGCCTGCGGACACTGATCAAGACCCTGCTAAAGGGGGCCTGATTGGTGTCCGTTTTTTATTTTCTTAAAAAAGGGAGAGAGCCAATATGCAAGATTTACTCATTGAATATAAAAGAGCTTTAAAGAATGCTAGAAAACAATATGAACCATTTAAAGAAAAAGAAGAACATCAGCTGTCCGTTCAAGACAAGCATGATAAAAAAATGATCGCCAGTATGGTAAGCGATCTGGAATACGTAGTAGAATGGCTCCAAATCGGAAGAGAGCCAGGTGCGCGCAGAGGATTAGACAGACGTTCAGTCTATCAGCGTACCATTCTCGCAAATCCAGAAGTGTTAGAGGCTTTATCACATGAATATACCCTTATTCAAGAGAAAGAAAGAGAAGTCAGTGAGAGAGACAAAAAAAGAATTGATGACGCTTTGTCTGTTTTAACAGATCGAGAAAAGGACGTATTCTTTATGCACACAACACAAGGGTTATCGTTTAGCGAGATTGCGGACATGCTGGATGTCAAAAAAGGAACTGTGCAAAAACATATGGAAAGAGCGCGGACGAAAATGTCCAAAAAAGTACAAGAACGCCTATTCAGAGCTGCTGAATAGGTGTTTTTTCTGTTCAAAAATAAATCAGCTAAAGCTTGTCTTACAGTTGCCACCTATAGTTAGAAAGACCAAACGAATGTTTGCTAGCCCTACACAAATGATTCCTTCAGAGGGAATCATTCGAATTAAAAGGAGGCGGCAGGTGAATGTAAATGAAAGATAAACGGATAGAGGCCAAGCAGGATTATATGAAGGGGATGACGTACCAGCAAATTGCTGATCATTACAATGTCTCGATCCATACCGTCAAATCGTGGAAAAGACGATACGGATGGCAAAGACAAAAAACTTCGTCAAAGCAAGCACACTCGATTTTCAATCAATTTCTTTCAGATGAAACGATTGAAATCATGGAGAAAATGGATGGACGCACATCGCTTGATTTAATCTGGGACCAAATTCAAATTCAATATGCAGCCATTATTCGGGCGCAGCGAATCATGTATGTAGCAGATCAAGAGGACATGATCAAAGAGGTGAAAAAGGCGGCATACATGCCTTCTTCATTAGAAGAAACAGGCGAAGGCATTCAGACAGAACTAGACATGACCTCAGAAGAATACTCGTTTCAATTTTCATGGGATCGGCATGCGACGTTTTTAAATGCACAATCCCGTGCAATGGGTGAACTCAGGCGTTTAATAAAACAGTTTGAAGAGCTCGCACATGCGAAGGATGAACGAAGATTAAGGCTGAAGCAAATTGAACTGACGATCGAAAAAACAAAAAAAGCAGTGCGTGAAGAAAAAGAGGAAGATCTTCAAATCATGATCAAGCGAAAAGAGGAAGACTCATGACGCCATTGATTGAAAAAGAAGTCAATCCTCACTTTGAACACTTTCTATTCGATTGGAATCAAAAGTTTCAATTTTTAGTAGGAGGCTATGGCTCATCCAAAAGCTATCACATTGCTTTAAAGCTTGTCTTAAAACTGCTGGAAGAAAAGCGGACAGCACTTGTCATTCGAGAGGTGTATGATACGCACCGCGAATCAACCTTTTCTTTATTACAAGAAATCGTTAGCGACCTCGGCATCGACCACGTGGTGAAGTGCCGAAGTTCGCCGCTTGCACTAACGTTTCGAAACGGCAGCAGCATCTTATTTAAAGGACTGGACAAGCCTGAAAAATTGAAATCGATCAACAACATCTCGATCATTTGGATTGAGGAATGTTCAGAGGTTTCTTATGAAGGTTTTAAAGAGCTGCTTGGAAGGCTGAGGCATCCATCCTTACCGCTTTATATGATGTTATCGACGAATCCCGTTGGTCAGGATAATTGGACGTACAGACATTTTTTTCGAGATGAACAGCTGAAGCGATTTGTTTTAGATGACGAAACATTATACAAAAAGCGAACCGTTGTCATCAAGGATACGTATTACCATCACTCCACGGCGGAAGATAACCTATTCCTTCCTAAAAGCTACGTGAAGCAGCTGGATGAGCTGAAAGAGTATGACCCAGATCTCTATCGTATTGCGAGGAAGGGGTATTTCGGCATTAATGGCACAAAGGTTTTTCCTCAATTTGAGGTGAGAAGCCATTCTGATGTATTAGAAGCCATTCAGCAGATTGACAGACCGCTGAAACGAGCAGGCATGGATTTTGGATTTGTTGAATCATACAATGCGCTCATTCGGTTAGCTGTCGATCATGAAAAAAAGTACTTATATATTTATTGGGAATATTACGACCGCGGGAAAACAGATGATGAAACAGCCACTGACCTGCAAGAGTTCATTGAATCACAGGAACTGATTAAAGCTGACGCAGCCGAACCTAAAACCATTCACTATTTTCGGCAGCGCGGATTTCAAATGGTAGCGGCACATAAGTTCCAAGGCTCACGTTTGCAGTATACAAAAAAAATCAAACGGTTTAAGAAAATTATTTGTTCTGATGCTTGTCCATATACCATCTATGAACTTCAATCACTAACCTATAAGGCAGATAAGGATGGACGTCTAGAGGAAGATGAATTTCAAATCGATCCGCACACTTTATCAGCCATCTGGTATGCGCTGGATGATTATGAAGTGACAGATTTGAAACAGACCGCCTCAGAGCGTGTCCGTCCAAACAGAGAGAGGAGGTCCATACAATGAAACAATTGAAAGCAACCATTATGAAGGCAAACATGTCTGATCATACAAAACAAATGTATGCAGATGAATTTTCCTACGAAAAAGATGACATTGTTCCCCCGCCTTACAATATCAATGAATTAAAAAGCATGGCAGAATATTCAACCATTCTTCAGCAATGTATTGATGCGTATAAGACCAATATTTTAGGCTTTGGTTTTGGCGTAGAATATGCCTTTGACTTTAATGCAGAAGGTGTGAAACCGGCAAAAAAGAAAGCAGCAGAGAAGGAATGGACAAGACTTGAAGAGTTTACGAAATACATGAACTATGATGAGTCTGCTGATGTGGTGCTTGGCTATGTCATCGAAGACCGGGAGAAAACGGGGAATGGTTTTTTAGAGGTTCTCCGAGATGGTCAGGGAAAGCCGGCAGGAATCGAGTATTTAGATGCGCTCCATATCCGTATTTGCAAGCTTAGTGAGCCAGTTGATGTTGAATTCCGGTATACAGAAAACGGCGAATTGAAAACAATGAATCGAAAGAAACGATTCCGTAAATATGTGCAGGTGATCAATGAAAAGAAAGTCTTCTTCAAGGAGTATGGTGATCCGCGCATTTTACATTGTGAAACAGGCAAATACGATGACACCACCCCAGAGCCGCTGCGCGCAACAGAAGTGATTCATTTTAAAATCGGCAGTGGAACGTATGGGATTCCCCGCTGGATTGGCAACATCGTCAATATGTATGGGGCACGCAAGGCAGAAGAGTTGAACTATCTTTATTTTAAACAAGGGCGGCATGTACCTGGTGCCATCATTGTCGAAAATGGAATGCTGTCTGAGTCTTCCTATCAGCAGCTTCAGGATTATATGGACGATATCGAAGGCTCTGATCATGCACATAAATTTCTATTGCTTGAAGTCGAAGGTCTCCCGACGGAAAAAGGGTTAACTGGAGAAGAAGATGTCTCAAATGTCAAAGTGAACTTCAAATCCCTAGCAGAGATCTTGCAAGAAGATGCACTCTTTTTAGAATACGATGAAAAAACAAGAAACAAAATCCGCTCTGCTTTTCGCCTGCCGCCTATTTACACAGGTGAGTCTCAAGACTATAACAAAGCGACAGCCGATACGGCGCGAAAAACAACAGAAGAACAGGTATTTCAGCCTGAACGGCATCTCATCACAGGAAAGCTCAATACCCTTTTCCTGCCGGATCTTGATATTTGGCATGTTCGTTTCCTATTAAATGGTCCTGACTTTAGAGATCCATTAGAGATTGCCAAGGTTCTGACACCGTTTATTCAGGCTGGGGCAGTGTCACCAAACGATTTGCGAGATCTAGCAGGACGTATCCTTGGGAAAACGTTAGAGGAATGGCCGGAGGATCTCTATCACAGACCTTTAGAAAGCCGCATGACATCAGCCGAACAAGAGCCTCAACGAGAGGCGAATCAGCTGAAGAAATAAACCGAAGCGCATGCGCTTTTTTGAAAGGGGGTGAACATATGCCGAGAGAATTAAAAAACGCAAAAATTACGCATGTTTCCTATGTGGACAGAGCCGCAAACAAAAAGAAATTCTTTTTGATGAAGGCAAAGAAAAGCCAGCCTGATTTTCAAAAGGAGGTTAGTGTGCTGACAAAGGCAGAAGATGCTCATCGTCTTGTGTATGGTGTCGTGTATGAACCGAATACACCTGATGCACACCAAGACTTTATGTCTGCCAAAGAAATTGAAAGAGCGGCACATGGTTTTATGAAGGATGCCCGCCGCATTGACAAGCAGCATGATTTTCAACATGGTGTGGGCGAGGTTGTTGAATCATACATTGCCCCCGCTGATTTTGAGGTAGGCGGTGAGCTGATTCGAAAAGGATCTTGGGTACTTGTAACAAAGGCTTCCCAAGAGATTTGGGATCAAATCCAGAAAGGCCACATTACAGGGTATTCAATGGCTGGAACGGCAGACATCGTAGCAATAGAAGAACAAGATCAGCTCCTATCTCAAAGCACAAATGAGAGAGGGCTTTTTTCTTTGCTGAAAAATTTCTTTTTGAAAGAGGAAGGTGCAAACATGTCACAACATTTTTGGAGCGTTTTAGACCATCTGCTGGAAGCCTTACAGTCAAGTGATGGTGATGAGGCGGGTGTAAGATCAGCGCTTGAGCAATTGCTGCCAATCGTGCAGGACATTTTGAAGACAGAGGATGTGCTTCAAACGATTGGTGAAAGGCCAGCCTCCGTACAAAAACAAGATGCCGCTCTGACAACGGAGCAAGTACAAGAGCTTGAAAAAGCAAAAATGGCCATTGAAAACGTCTTACAGCAGGCAGAACAGCAGGAAACAGATCAAACAGAGGAAGAACCTGTCCAAAAGGTGCTTGAGCAAGTCGTTGCACCGATTCATCATCAGCTTTCTTCCTTAGAGAAATCAGCCAGCAGAGAAAAAGCAGCGCTTGAGCAAGTGCTTCAGCAGCAGCTTTTGCCTATTTCAGAGCGGATTCACATGCTTGAAAAAGCGCGCGGTATGTCAAAACAAACAATCCACGATACACAAAACGACAGTACAAAGCCCATATGGGATGGCTTACTTTAAGCCTAAATAAGGAGGAAACAGTGTGAGAAATCAAGAGTTGATTCGCAAGGCCGAAATGACACTTGCCAGCTTAAAAACCGGCGGTCTCATGAACGCAACCCAATCCAACACATTCATTAGAATGATGCAAAATACACCAACCGTTTTAAATGATGCACGTATTATTCCAATGGAAAGTGATTCACAAAAAATCGAAAAAATCGGCTTTGGCCAGCGTATTTTGCGCCCAGCAGAAGAAGGCAAAGCACTTGATGCGAAAGACCGTATTGTCCCAGCGACAAGCACTGTCCAGCTAAATGCGAAAGAGGTCATCGCAGAGATTCATATGACCTACGACAGCATTGAAAACAATATTGAGAAAGACGGAATTCAGCAGACGATTATGCAAATGCTCGCTGAACGAGCAGCCGTTGACATTGAAGAGCTCATCGTCAATGGCGATACGGCTTCAGCAGATCCATTTTTAGCCCAAATGGATGGCGTGAGAAAACAAGCAGTCTCTCATATCGTAGATGCAAACGGAGCGGAAATCAGCCGCCAAATGTTTAAGCAAGCCTATAAAGCGATGCCGTCAAAATATTTACGTGTACCTCAGGATTTCCGTTTCTACACATCCCCAAGCTTAGAAGTTGAATGGAAGGATCAAGTAGCAAACCGTCAGACAGGCCTTGGAGATGCGGCCATTCAAGGCGGACTTTCTTCTGCATTCGGTGTGCCGGTCAAAGGTCTTGCCAATATGCAGCCATATGACGAAGCGGGAACAGACGTATCAGATATTTTGCTGACACACCCTAAAAATATTATCGTAGGTTTCTCTCGTAATATTCGAATTGAAGTAGAAAAAGATATTCGCAGCCGTAAATTTATTATTGTCCTCACAGCGAAGCTAGACAGCAAATTTGAGGAAGAGGATGCTGTAGCAAAAGTGATGAAAGTGAAAGAGTAGGTGACGGAAGGCCATGATCATTTCTGCTGAAGAACTGCAAGCCTATTCTGTCTTTGATCGTGTGAAAAATCGATCTGTGGAAAGACTGACAGCAGATATTATCGAAGCAGAAGCTGCGGTATTTCAGATCGTAGGTCACGATTTCTCAAGCGAAAAATATCAGCCCCTCCCTGAAAAAGCAAGAATCGCATTATTAAAAATGGCCCAATATTTTGCCATGCTGAATGATGACGAATCTATGATGAAAGGCTTTACGTCAGAGAAAATGGGCGATTATTCATATGCGAAGGCAGCTGATCAAGTGAAAGGCAGACCCTATGTATATGCCCTGCTTGTAGATTACATTGAACCAACATTGACCGGCGGCAGTGCCAAGTTAAAGGTGAGGTCATTATGAGCTATCAATCTCTATTAACAGATCGCTGTGATCTTTTTCATCTTGAACGGAAGGAGTCCGCCCGCGGGAAATTTGGAATTCCAGCTGATGATTTACAAATAACACTTTCCTATCCCGATGCTCCCAGCCTGACCGATCTAGCTTGTTATGTCATAGAAAAGAACCAGTCACTTGTGCAAGAAGAGCCGAATACAGTCATTTATCAATCCTATCTTGTTCATTTTCCTTTAGGAAGTGATATTCGCTTGCATGACAAAATGATGTGGAATGGCGTGTCACTCAAATTACAGCAGCCTAAAAAAGTGAAAAATCATCACATCGAAGTGATGGCAGTCAGGAAGGAAAATCTATGAAAATTGATGGACTTGACCGGCTGATTTCACAGCTGCAGACAGCGGGTGATGGCGGCTTAAAGGCAGAATATCAAGATTGGCTGGAGGACATGGGCCTGGAGTTTTTAGACATCATTCAGGATGAATTAATCAAGGAGAATGCTGTTGATACAGGCCGGCTTCTTAGATCCTTTACACAAGGCGATAAGGAGAATCATTTTCTCATTTCAAAAGGCGGTCTCACACTTGAAGTGGGAACGCAGCTTGAATATGCCTCCTATGTCAATGATGGACATGCCACTTCTTCAAGTGGAGAGCGAAGATGGGTGCCTGGCAGATGGACTGGCAGCCGCTTTGAATATGATCCGAATGCAAGTACAGGAATGATGCTTGCCTCTCAATGGATTGATGGAAATGGCTACTGGGATCATGCTGTCATGCTCTATGAGCAAATGTTTGACCAGTCGCTGGATCGAAAGCTGCAAAGCTGGTTCGATCGACATTTTGGGAGGTGATGGAATGAATCAAGAAGTCGGGGCAATCATGCATTATATCTACACACACTTTCCTGTGACAATGTATGATCGTCTTTTGCCAGAACGCTTTCAAGTGCCATCCGTTTACGTGCCGCCTGTGACAGTGATCAGTGGTCCAGATACGGTCTCTACCTTTATGAAATCTTATTCGCTGCAAGTGAAAGTCTTTCATATTGATACAGAAAAAGCACATGATGCGGCAGAATCAATCGTTGATGCATTGCTTGCTGATCGTCAAATCATTCAGATGATGAGTGAAGACGGAGAGGTGCTTGATGATTATGTCCGCATAAAAAGAGTGGAAACAAGAATGATAGATCAAGGCGTAGCAGCGATTGTCCTGACGTGGGATAGCAGCTATTGGTATAACCGTGACAAACAGGCAAGCCTTGAAGATATCAACTTTTCAGATGGGGTGATCAAACGTGAGCAAGACTAAACATGCTCAGCCTGCTCAAACAGCCGGCGAAGAAAAAGAATTTGGCTTTTCATTTGAAGCCTTAAAGGAGCACAGTAAGGATCTTTTTGGGGTCAAACCAGAAATCCTTGAAGGGGCTCTTTTTTATATCAAACATCAACCAATTACAAAAACAGAAGCGAAAAAGCACATTGATGCTTTTTTGTCCAAGGAGGTTTAAAGGATGAACGGAGGCACTTTTACACCAGGTACAGAGAAAAAGCGTCCTGGTATTTACTTTAATTTTAAAACAACAGCAGAGCAGCGAATTACTTTAGGCGATCGAGGTACAGTGGCACTTCCCCTTGTGATGAGCTGGGGAGAACCCAAAACCTTTATTTCCGTTTCAAACATGGAAGATTTAAATAAAAAGGTTGGACTCAACATTGATGATAAGTCACTTCTTCTTTTCCGTGAAGCAAAGAAAAAAGCCCAAACGGTCTTGCTTTACCGCCTAAATGAAGGAGAGCCGGCCAAAGCCGAAATTGCTGAAAATTTTGTCGTCACAGCAAATTATGGCGGCCTAAAAGGAAATGAGATCACAGTACAAGTCGCAGAAAATGTACTTGATAGCACAAAACGCGATGTGATCACTTATCTTGGAACAGATATTGTGGATAAACAGGTCGTCACTGATGTCAAAGACCTTGTGAAAAACAAATACGTTCAATTTTCTGGTGAAGGTGAAGCCGTCATCACAGCAGGTGTGGCACTAAGCGGCGGGAAAAACGGCGTGGCAAGTGTCGCAGATTATACAGCTTTCCTAGAAGCAGCAGAAACAGAATACTTCGATGTCATTGCCCTTCCAGTCGATAATAGTGAGCAATTAAAAGCAACCTTCGCTTCATTTATCGAGCGTCTACGTGATAAGCAAGGACGTAAGGTGCAAGGGGTTGTGGCGAATTATGCAGCGGACCAAGAAGGAATCATCAATGTGACAAGCGGCGTTGTCCTCGAAGATGGAACAGAACTAACACCTGCCCAAACAACAGCATGGGTCGCAGGTGCAAGTGCCGGAGCAAATTTCAATCAGTCATTGACCTTTGTTGAATACGAAGGAGCAGTCGATACATTAGAACGCCTTGACAATGATCAAGTAGAATACCGATTATCACAAGGGGAGTTCCTTTTCACCTTTGATGCGAGAGATCGTACCGTGAGTGTTGAAAAAGATATTAACTCCTTGACTAGCTTTACAGCTGAAAAGAACCAGCAATTGGCGAAAAATAAAATCATTCGTGTGCTTGATGCGATCAACAATGATTTAACATTCGAATTAAAAAATCTGATTAAATTACGTAAAGCCAATGGCAATGACATTCCAGCATCAGATGATGGTGTGCAGCTTGTGAAAACACTGATTACTCAGTATCTTACACAGCTTCAAGATGGCAGCGGCATTACAGGCTTTAATTCAGAAACAGATATCGTGATCGGTCTCAATGAAGATCGTGATGGATTTATCATCGATTTAGCGGTTCAACCAGTAGATGCAGCAGAAAAATTCTATTTCAATGTGGAGGTGAAGTAAGATGGCTTTTAAAGCGCAAAATACAATTTCAGGTAAAGAAGGTCGTCTTTTCTTAGAAGGTGAGGAGCTTGCATTTATTAAAACCTTCGAAGCAAACGTGGAGAAAAACAAATCAGAAGTCAACGTCATGGGCCGCCGAATGACTGGACATAAAACAACTGGAGCAAACGGAACAGGAACGGCAACATTCTATAAAGTTACGTCCCGTTTCGTTCAATTAATGCTCAATTATGTGAAAAAAGGAGAAGATCCATATTTCACTCTTCAAGCTGTCATTGACGATAAATCATCAGGCCGTGGCACTGAGCGTGTGACATTATTTGATGTCAACTTTGATTCTGCTAAAATCGCTGGATTGGATGTTGATTCAGAGGCGCTTGAAGAAGAAGTTCCTTTCACATTCGAGGACTTTGATCTGCCTGAAAAGCTGAAGAATACATTCTAAGAAAAGTGGAGGAAATTAGCTAATTAATTAGCAAAATAATAACTGAATATGCTATAATGCAGTTGTAATACAACCGTCTTGAAGCCGTCTTCATTTCTTCTGGTGACGTCTTGTATTCGATTCATTAAAATATGTTTACATGCAAAGCGATTTGCATAAAATAAAAAGAAGCCAGGATGCTCTAACATCCCGGCAATGTACAATTAGGCCCTTCAAGGGGCTGGCTTTTCGAATAGGTTCTTTAGGTAGACTTCCCTTTAACCTTCCACAGCTCAAGGGGAGTCTATTTTTTGTCTATATACGTCAACAAAGTAAAGATAAACATCCCGAATAAAAGCATAAGGGAAATCGCTTCAAATGTTGACATATGCATCACCCCCTTCCTATCGGGGATGAGCCAGACGCCCTTGAGCAAGCCGTTCAATTGTACAATTTAAATTATACATGAAAAGATTGGAAAGCACATTCAAAAAATGGATGTGCTTTTTTGCATTCAAAAAAACATAACAAAGGGAGTTTTTAAACATGAGTGAAAAACAAACATTTGATCTTTCATTTTTTATGCCAGGACAAACAGTAGAAGCGGAAGAAGTCAAAGTACCGATTTCTAAGCGTTTTGTTGATAAAAAAGGGAATGTCATTCCTTTTGTCTTTAAAGCCATTACAACTGAACGTATTGATGAATTGGAAAAAGAAAACACAACCTTCAAAAATGTCAAAGGCAGAGGACGTGTGAAAGACTTAGACAGCCAGCGCTTCTACGCACGTATTGCGATTGAATCGACGATTTACCCAGATTTCCGCTCAAAGGAATTAAGAGAAGCCTACAGCACACAAGATCCAGTTGAAGTAGCAAAACGGGTCCTGTCAGTCGGCGGTGAATATGCGAACTGGTTAAACAAAGCGATCGAAATCAACGGATTCGAAGATGAAATTGAAGATTTAGAAGAAGCAGCAAAAAACTAATAAAAGATGGGGATAAAGAAGCGGTGTTTTTATATTACGCAATGCACGAGCTTCACTACTCCCCATCTGAACTCCTGGAATTATACGAATCCCCAAGACCGTTCAAAGCATTCCTTTTCGGACTCATCAGCTACAAGCTAGACATGCTAGAAAAAGAAGCAAAGAAAGGAGGTAAATAATTGGCGAAACTTACAGCACGATTTGAATTAGAAGACCGGGTGTCGAAGAAGTTATTACGCATTCAAAAACGATTTCAAACGTTTGAGAAGCAGCTCAAACCATTTAGAAAACCAGTGAAAATAAGTCTGGAAATGGATGAAAAGAAATTAAGAAACCTCACTTTATCGCTGCGGAAAGTTTCAGTATTTTCTATGAGGCTGGATCAAGGAATCTATCGGGATCTAAAAGCATTGAACAATCAGTTAAATATGATTCCAAATCATCTGGTCATATCCTTTCAAGCGAAGGGGCTGAATGTCATTAAATCCAACATAGATCGTTTGAAACAAATGGGGACAAGTTCCATTATGCTGACGTTTAAACTAAACGATCAATTGTCAGCGAAAATGTCATCGATCAAAAAATCAATCCTTCAGCTCATCAACAGAACGTACTATATGAGATTAAACATGGTTGACCAAGCCACGGCTGCAATTCAACGAATCAAAAAGACACTCAAAAGCTTGACGATGTCCAAACACGAAATCAGAGTGTCTGTTCAAGACAATGCAAAAAGTAAGCTGAAAAAACGAGATCAGGCAGAGTCTGTTGTGAAAGAAAAGAAAGTAAAAAAGCAACCTAATGCAACTGCTGCTACAAAAACGAATGAAAACAAACAGAGCTGGTTGGGTAATTTGGGAAATAAGGCCCTAAAAGAAATTGAAAAATATGCAGGTGACGTTTCAGATAAATTGAAGGAAAAATTGAGTCCTAGAAACTTTTGGGATAATAATGCACTCCCTTGGATTGAAACGAAAATCGACGCATACAAACAAGAAGTGATCGGACGAATTAGTGAGAAGATTAAAATCAATCCTGAGGAGTATTTAGACAAATGGTTTAACAAAGGCTTAGATTTGATCCTTGGTCCGAAAAATCAATCAAGCGAGAACAACAGTAACTCTTCAGCTCAAAATCAAACGACTGAAGCATCAACAAATTCAACTCCTAATACGCAGCCAAATAAACAAAAAGGAAAAGGTTTGTTTCGTAATAGCTGTTGCCCTTGTTGTGCTCGAGGTTTAAGCAGGCGTGGTTCTAATAGAACTAGAAATAGAAATGGCCGTGCTCAAAGGCAGCCCACAAATCCTACCGCCACTTCTAGAGCTGAAAGAAATAGAAGACCTCCAGGTAGACTAGGAAAACTGAAAACAAATGCAGGTAAGATTTTTGAAAAAATCCCTAGTGGATTGAAGAAAACTACAGGCATAGTAGCCTCCGTTGCGGGACTTGCTGGACTGATGAAAGGTAGCGGCGGGTTAAGTAGTTTAGGCGATTCATTAAAAAATATAGGTAGAGGAAGTAGTAAGTTATTAAAAAGAGTGCCTGTATTAGGGAACTTATTAAGTGCAACAGATTTAATAGGAACAACCAAAGAAAACGTTGGGGAAAAAGTAGGTGGTTTCTCTGGAGGTCTTGCAGGAGGAGTTAGTGGAGCTGCAATTGGTCAGGCTCTAATTCCAATACCATTTGTAGGAGCTGCAATCGGTGGTGTTGCTGGAGGCATGGCTGGCACTTTTGGTGGATCAAAATTAGGGGAGATATTTGATACTTCAAAACTTAAAGAGAATATTTCAAACACTTTATTTAATGGCGAATGGTGGAGTGAAAAGTGGGGGAGTGTTAAAACTTCTGCAGAAACGTCTTTAGGAAACTTAAGTGAGAAATGGGAAGATATAAAAACTACAGCATCGAATACACTGTTCAATTCAGAATGGTGGGCAGAACAAGCTGGATACGTTACAGGAGTTTTAGAATCTACTGTCTTTAATGGCGAATGGTGGAGTGAAAAATGGGATGCTATCAAGGACTGGACTCAAGAAAAGTGGGATAGTGCCGTCGAAATATGGGATTCTATTAAGAGGAAACTTAGTGAGACCGTTTTCAACGGAGATTGGTGGGGAGAGAAGTGGGATAATGTAAAGGAATGGACCAAAGAAAAATGGGATGGTGCCGTCGAAATATGGGATTCTATTAAGGGGAAACTTAGTGAGACTGTTTTTAACGGAGATTGGTGGGGAGAGAAGTGGGATAATGTAAAGGAATGGACCAAAGAAAAATGGGATGGTGCCGTCGAAATATGGGATTCTATTAAGGGGAAACTTAGTGAGACTGTTTTTAACGGAGATTGGTGGGGAGAGAAGTGGGATAATGTAAAGGAATGGACCAAAGAAAAATGGGATAGTGCCGTCGAAATATGGGATTCTATTAAGAGGAAACTTAGTGAGACTGTTTTTAACGGAGATTGGTGGGGAGAGAAGTGGGATAATGTAAAAAAATGGACCAGAGAAAAATGGGATGGCGCAGTCGACATATGGAATTCAATTAAAGGGAAAATTCGTGAAACGGTCTTTAACAAAGATTGGTGGGGGGAAAAGTGGGATAACGTAAAAAGTTGGTCAAAAAGTAAATGGGAACAATCAAAAACAATTTGGTCAACTGCAAAAGCAACTATATCTTCAACTTTATTTAATAAAGACTGGTGGTCAAGTAAGTGGAGTAATGTTCAATCTTGGGGTAAAAATATTTTAGGAGATTCATGGGATTTACTCAAAAGTGAAGGCGCAAAACTCGTTGGTAGGCATATTGTGAAATTTGAAAAAGGTCGAGAAAACGGGAAAAAGGATTTTAAACCTGGTAAAAAAGCCACAGGCGGTTATATCACCCAGCCAACCTTATCATGGGTTGGTGAAGCAGGTAACGAATTTGTTATTCCAACTCAAAATAACCGAGGACGCGGAAAGATGCTGCTTGCTCAGGCTGCTTCTCATCTTGGAATGTCTGTTATGCCAAGCGGAGCAGCTGGAAAAAAACAAGTATCAAGCTCCCCAGCTCCTACAACTGCATCATCTTCTGTAGGTTCAATGAGCGGAGGCGGATCAGTCTCAATGAATGCGAACATTCAAGCTTCTAGCATTGGCGAGCAATTTAATGACGATTTTGAACAAGGGTTAAACCGTAAAGTCATCTCTCTTGATCAATGGAAACAAAAGAATATTCAGCAGCCTTTTGGTCAATTGACATCAGACTCAGGAAAGTATGGTCAGCAAACGGTTTCTGCCTTTGCAAACGGTCAGCAGATGACACCAACAGGAACAGACAGCTTCTTGCAAAGTCGTGTAAAAGCACCCTACCAACAAGTCATGACAGCATCACCCACTTGGGGTTCTGGAACAGTTAGTGGTTTTGCAGCAGGCCAAAATGCCACATCAATTGGCACGAGCCAATACGTAGATCAAAACATCAAACAACCATTCCTGCAAGCAAAACAAGAATCACCAGGCTGGGGTTCTGGAATGATTGACGCCTTTAACAGCGGCATGCGTTCCAAAGGAAGCGAAGTCACGCAAGCGGCCAAAGAAATGGCGAAGAAAGTAGAACAGGCGTTTAGAGAGGAATTAGACATTCATTCCCCTTCACGCGTCATGATGAGTCTTGGGAAATTTGCATCGATCGGTGTCGTAAAAGGGCTCGACTCAGTTGATGTGAAAAAATTTGCTGAAAATCAGGCTGGTTCATTAATCGGTGCCTTCAGCGGTATGGGAGCTTCAGGGCTTAATATTAAACAATGGCTCATGGCGGCTATCATGGCAACTGGTACATCAATGAGCTGGCTTCCAGGTCTGATGACCATCGCGCAGCATGAGTCACGTGGAAATCCGAGAGCGATCAACTTATGGGATTCCAACGCCAAAAAGGGAACCCCTTCTAAAGGCTTAATGCAAACCATTGGAACGACGTTTAACGCCAATAAAGGCAAAGGCATGAATGACATTTGGAACCCAATTCATAATGCCGTAGCAGCTATTAACTACATTAAGGGAAGATATGGAACAGTCTTCAACACGCCGGGATTACGAAGTATGAGAAGAGGCGGACCTTATAAAGGCTATGCAAATGGCGGATTGATTACTCAAGAGCAGGTGGCTAGAGTCGGTGAAGGAAATAAACGCGAATGGATCATTCCAGAGGAAAGAGGCATTCGCGGAAGGTATTTATTGACGCAGGCAGCCAAGGCACTTGGGATGCAAGTATATGATCCATCAAATGCATCTGCTCCTTTACCGGAAGCACAGATGCAGCAAGTTACCTCAGCTCAGTCTACTGGCAGTACAACTTCGCCAGGTAATAAACAGATTACGATTCAATTCAATGGAGATCAGCATTTCCATAATGGACAAGATCAGCAATCGCTAGTCGAAAAAATTAAACAAATGCTTGTAGATGAACTAGAAGTAGAGCTTCATACAGGAACGAAGGGGGTCGTAATTGATGGGTAAATCAGTGTATCAATTGTGGATTTCCCAAGGAAAGGACAAGTTGCGATTCCCTGTCCTTCCCTCCGAACTCGAAATCACTAACAACGTACAAAATGAAACAGTAAAGGTCGCCTCTTTTGGAGAACTGACCTTTATTGACGTACCATCGGCGAAACAAGTATCTTTCACCTCATTATTTCCTAAGAAATATTCGCCGATTGCTGAATATAAAAGCATTCCATCACCAGAGAATGCTATCGCGAAAATTGAACGAATGATGCGTTCAAAGAAATCCGTGCGGTTGATTGTAACTGGAACAAAAATCAATATGACGTGCAGCATTGAAAGCTTCACCCACAAGGAAGGGTCATATGATATTGGAGATCGTGAATTTACGATCGAGTTAAAGGAATACAAAACTGCATCTCCTAGGAAAATAAAACGTAAGAAAAAAGCAAAACAAACGAAAAAGAAACGACCTTCAAAAACACCACCAAAAATGTACACCGTCAAAAAAGGGGATACGCTATGGGCCATTTCTGGCAGGTTTTATGGCGACAGTACAAAATGGCGGCGTATTTGGAATGCCAATAAATTAGCGATGATTAAACGTAGCAGACGCAATATTAAGCAGCCGGGGCATTGGATTTTCCCTGGACAAAGGTTAAAAATACCACAATAGGGGGGCTGGCATTGATTGAGCTTTTTGCCATCAGAAGCGGCACCATGTATGAGCTTGTCACAGAGAGTGTGACACTTCAGGGGCAAAGGTATCAAGCCCCTCGCTCTATTCAGGCAAATATTATCACAAAGCAAGGCAGTCAAACATATTACCGTGTCTCAGAAGGGGACACGGTTCTTTTTAAATGGAAAGGAAAAGAGCTGTTTAGAGGCATTGTTTTTTCGCGGACGCCGGTTGAAGGAAAGCTGACGTTTACTGCATACGATATGCTCCAATATTTGGTGAAAAACCAAGATGTCTATGTTTTTTCAAATCAAAGAGCAGATCAAATCTTAAGGCGGATTGGAGCCGACTTTCAAATTCCAATGACTTCTATCTCCAATACAGGACATGTCATAAAATCACTAGTCTTTAAAAATGACACGAGCCTGTATGACATGATATTGAAAGCATTGAAAGAAACGAAGCGGCAAACAGGAAGAAACTATCAAATCTATTCTGCTAAAGGCAAGATGGGGCTGAGAGCCTGGCCTGATCCAGAGGACGTCTGGGTCATTGAATCAGGCGTCAATCTCATCAGCTATCAATTCAGCACCTCGATTGAAGAGACAGCCACTCGTGTCAAGATGCGTACGTCTGCTGATGAACAGGGGAAGAATAAGAAAAAAGGCAGTAAATCCGAAATTGTAGTGATCGAACAGGATAAAGCCGGTCAGAATAAATACGGTATTTTACAGCATGTTGAGACAGTCACAGGGCAAATCAACCAGCCGCAGCTGCAAAAAAGAGCTAAAGTACGGCTGGCAGAGAAAAAAGGCGTCAAACAAGAAGTCAAAAGCATACAAGCGTTAGGAATTCCAGAGCTGCAAAGCGGTCTCCCAATCTATTTGAAAATTCCTGAAATCAACGTGAAAAAAACTTACTGGATCGATCAAGACAAACATGAATTCAGTGGAGTGAAACACACCATGACCATTGATGTTGTTGAGAAAAATTCCATGCCAAAGGGTGATCAAGCGTGAGATTAAGTGAAGCGATTAAACGATTGGCAGTAAATGCAGTAGACGCAGAATCTCCAATTGATCTTGTCATCGGAGAAGTCACGGCGGTTTCCCCTCTGAGCATCCGATTAAATGAAAATCATAAACTGATCATTCCAGAAGAATTACTGATTTGGCCGAAGCGCTTAAATAAGGGTGAGGATGATGAGCTGAAAAGGGGAGACAGTATTATGGTGCTTGCAATGGCAGGAGGCCAGTCCTTTTACATCATCGACAAATTGTAAGGGAGGTGATGAACGTGGCACTTTCACCAGAGGAAGAAATCGAGGAAACAGAAGAAGACGAAGAGGTCGAAACCTCGACGACGTATCGAATAGATTTTGAAACTGGCAGACTGACAGGCGAAACCATTTCAGGCATCGAGGCAATCCGGCAATTCGTTTATATGACACTTAGGACAGAGCGGTATGCACATCCTATCTACAGCCACGACATTGGTACTGAAATTCAGGAGCTATTGACGGATACAGAAGCTACGGATGAATACAAAGAAATGGAGATTCCAAGGCTGCTAGAGGAAGCACTGATCGTTGACGAGCGGATTGATCATATTGAAGAGTTAGAGGTCACAAAGCAAAATGACTCATTTCATGTCAAACTAGCGATTGTCACAGATGAGGGCACATTAGAAATAGAGGAGGTGATGGAGGGCGATGTTTGAGGAACAGACGTACGAAGCATTAATGGAAAGAATGCTGGACAGACTGCCAGATGACATAGATAAAAGAGAAAACAGCGTGATTTGGAATGCCTTGGCACCTGCTGCCGCTGAACTGGCCCAATCCTATATTTGGCTTGATCAAGTGTTTGAGCTGGTCTTTGCAGATACAGCACAAGGAGAGTTTCTAGATCGGCGGGCTGCTGAAGTAGGGATCGAAAGAAAACCAGCCACTAAAGCGGTTTGGTCAGCGGTCATTCAGCCAGACAGTATCAACATTCCAGCTGGCTCACGTTTTTTTATTGAAGACGTTTATTTCCAGTATTCGAAGGATGGCACGCTAGAATGCGAGACACCTGGTAAAGCCGGCAATGTTCAATTAACAGATCAGCCGCTGCTGTCACTTGATACAATTCCAGGACTTGAATCGATTACGATGAAAGAACTGGTGATACCAGGTCAAGAGGAGGAAGATGACGCTTCTTTATATGATCGATATTTAATACGTGCGAGGCGGGAGGCGGTCAGTGCCAACAGGGCGCATTATAAAAAATGGGCTGAGGAAGTGCCCGGTGTTGGCAGAGCGAAAGTGTTCCCGCTTTGGAACGGAGAAGGGACAGTCAAAATTGTCATCACAGATGGCAATCTAGATGTTGCGTCAGACCTTCTTGTCAAAAGGGTACAGGAATATATCGACCCAGTGCCAGGTGAAGGAGAAGGACAAGCGCCTATAGGCTCGAAAGCAACCGTTGAAAGCGCCAAATGGCTGGATATCGACATAGAAGTGGCTGTCGAACTTCAAATGGACTGGACCCTTGAAGGAGCTCAGAAAGAAATAGAAGAAAAGGTCAAGACGCTGTTGAAATCAATCGCATTTGAAAAGAGTACCATTCGAATGTCCGCTTTAAATGATATTTTGTACCATTCAGAAAGTGTGTCAGATTATGCAGATGTGTTATTGAATGGCGAGTCGAAAAACTTAGTATTACAGGACATTGAGATTCCGCGTCTTAGGCAGGTGAAGGTTATTGAGCAAACAGGATGAAATGAAAACCTACTTGCCGCCATATTTTACAGAAATTTATGAAGTGGAGCACCTGCTCAAGACAGAGGCACCGGAATTTGAGGGATTGGACGAATCTATTTTCGACTTAACGGATCAGTTCTTTCCTTTAACAGCGACATGGGGATTGAATAGATGGGAAAGAATGCTGAAGGTGCAGCGGGAATCAGATGATTCAATTGAACTGCGCAGGGCACGCTTACTCAATATGATGTCAAATATTCCGCCAATCACGTATCTTTCATTAGAGAAATCAGTCAATCGCTTTCTCAAGAATCCAAGTGCTGTCATCCGTCTCACAACCAATCGCTATCACTTTGCCTTACGTGTGAACCTAGATGATCTGCAAAACACGAGATATATTGTAGAAATACTTGAAACGTTAAAGCCCGCACACTTGGCTTATACGTTCACGGCTTTTCATCATACTGATGTACATGAAAAAAATGATCATCACGGGAGGCTCACACTGCGAAGCAGAGTGGGTTTTTTCGATCATATCCCGATTTTACTCAATGGTGAATTTGTCTTAAATGGTACGTTTTATCTCAGCGGAACGCGAGGTGCAACGGATGTGCCTGCTCGTTTTCGGCATTCATTAAACATGAGGATGCCTCTTCAACATCAGTCAGAAACAGCATATCGCATGAACTATGTCATGACTGGAGCGGTACATGAAACGAAGCAAGGAGCGGCATTGACTTTACGCGCAAAAAATCAGCTCCAGCATCAAACAAAGAAGAAGATGACGTTCCGTCTGCCAGTACACGTCCAAACTGAGCAGGATGGAAGCTTACTGATCAAGGATCATTACTGGATTCTCGATGGATCTGTTTCGCTGGACGGATCAAAAATGCTAGCAGCAACTTCTAAAAAAATAGATTTATAAGGAGGATCACAATGGCTGATCAATTAACCGTAACAACACTGTATGCACGTCAACAAATGGCAAAGGCAAGAGCCGAAGGAACAAAACTCACAAAAGTCGTCAAAATGGCATTTGGAAATGGGGGAACGAAGGATGGAAAACCGATCTCACTAGACGGCACTGAACAAAAACTCAAAAAAGAACTAGTCCAAAAAAATATTGATTCGTTTACCTTCATGGAACCAGCAAAAATCCGCTACACCTGCACGATCGCCGAAGGAGAACTGGCAGGAGAAGTGATCAACGAACTAGCACTTGTCGACGAAGACGGCAAATTCACCGCCATCCGCACCATGACAGACAAACAAAAAGACGGCGACATCGAATTTGTTTTTGAGATTGATGATATTTATTAAAGATGGGACTTCAGGAAAATCCCAATGTTTTTTTGCTAGAACAATATCGTCAAAGCAAGCATTGATAGATTTGAAAGGAGAATGATCATGGAGATTAAGACACCTCGAACTTTTAAACCAACTGATAAAGCACATGCTGACCTATTTAACGATATGGTTGAAGACTTTCTTGACAATGATGTGGGTCTATTAGAGGCAATCAACCATCATATTGAAGATACAAACCCACATACATCTGAAGCAGAAAAGAAGAAATGGAACGATTCTCAGAGCTATAAGATTACAGCGGATAATGGAAGTCAGTTAATTAATGTGCCAGCTGATGCTAAGATTTTTGATGCGATAAAAGGGAAAGGAACGTGTACTTTTTACGCAGCTTCTGGAGTAGAAGATTCCCCAGCAAATATTTCATTGAGAGGATTACAGACAGTAGGTCAAGATAACATTGGTACTGGCTTTGCTGTAGATATTGCTGGTAATTCTTATAGTTTTTACTATAATGCTGCAGATACCGCTATTAACTGGACAAAGCTCCCTTCAAATGCTGAAAGAAATAAATGGAACGATGGACAATTATCTAAGATCACCTCAGATAATGGAGGGGTGATTCTATCTGTTTCTGATGGTGAAGATTTACTTGAAAAGGTTGTTTCTTTAGGCCCCAAGCATGGTACATTTTATGCCACAGGTAAAGCATTAAACAGCCCAACAACAAGATCGTGTCGTGGTATGTATCATTTTACTTCTCAAGATAGTAATGGAAAAGGTACATTTGGATGGGTCATAGCAATAGATTATAACAATTACATGTATACAAACTATCTTGATTTAAATTTGGGGTGGCAAGGCTGGAAACGTGTTTTAACAAAGGAGGATATGGATAATACTTCTTTTGTTGATACGTATGATCTCGATAATTCTTCTGTATCAGCCGTTGAAAACGTTCCAACAAAACTGAATTTTGGTGATACAAGATCAGACGATCTAGGAGAGTATAATCGTTCGCACGCTGAAATTACACTGAAAAACAATGGTCTGTATTTAATTAGGCTTTATCTTAATAGCAATAACATTCCTGTTGGATCAGATAGTATTTTGTCATGTTATGTGAATGGTACAGAATTTCAACGATTAGGTAACTGGAATCCTGTGGTCTCATCAAGTGTATGTGTATTATACCTTCAACAAAAGTTTAAAGCAGGAGACAAATTAACATTTTATATTACACCCAAAAACACTGGGAGAACCATTACGGTAAATAGAGCTTATGTTACCTTGTCACAGCTAAGATAGGATTATTTGAAAAAGAAAGTGTGTGAACAAATCGGAGGTAACTGTCGTTCAAAATTTAGTGACACAAGGCCTATTTGCCGTTCACTTTTGCTGGATTCTGTTTTATGTGCTTAATACAACAAAGGAACGAGAACATAAGTTCAATGCATAACATCGCCTAATAATAATGGTTTTTTGAAAGGAGAAAAAGATCATAAAAACACCTCAACCTTTTAGTACGAGCGATAAGGCTCATGCAGATCTTTTTAACAATCTAGTGAAGATTTTGATTGAAAATGACCAGGAACTATTAGAACAATTCAATCTTCATACAGGAGATACAAACCCTCACGTCTCTGGTTCAGAAAAGAAGAAATGGAATGAGTCGCAGCTGTATAAAATTACGGGGGATAATGGGGGACAACTTTTAAATATTCCGGTCGGCTCAAAAATTTATGACTCAATTAAAGACAAAGGGACATGTACATTTTATGCGCCCAGTGGAATAGAGGATAGCCCTTCACAATTTGCCATTAGAGGGATACAGACAGTGGGACAAAATAACATTGGAACAGGTTTTGCGATAGATACTTCAGGTAATGCATATTACTTCTACTATAATTCTAGCCACTTATCTATCACTTGGACTCAGATTCCGACAGCAGCTGAAAAAGATAAATGGAACAACAGTCAGCTCCATAAAATAACAAGAGATAACGGTCAACCCTTTTACAAAAGCATAAGTGAAACCACCGACTATAACGAAATGACAGAAACAGGAATGTATCTCGTTTATAATGCTGGTCTTAATGGTCCAAAGGAAATCAAAAGGGCATTTATGATAGTGATCAGTTATGGGAATACTCTGCTGCAAGCTATATATGATGCAGTTAATGGTCTGAACTCTTTTTATAGAATTAGGAAGACTGACTATACATGGACTGAATGGGAAAGGCAGCTCACATCTACAGATTTAAATGCTATTCAATCATTCCCTATTACTGATAATAATGGACAGGGGAAGGTTTATATCAGTAATACGGACGATTTCCATGAAATATTACCAAAGTATCGAGGTTTAGTTCATTTTGTGTCTGCAAATGCACCGGTCAATGGACCTGGTACTGCGTTAAGGGGGATCTGGACTTGTAATAGCACAAGTACGTACGGGCAGGCAATTGGCTTTGACAACTTAAACCGTACGTGGCGTAAGACAATAGCGAATGGTGTATGGTCAAAATGGGAACGTTTGTTAACCAGCGCAGAGCAAATAGAATGGAAGTCCCCGACAAAAATAATAAACGGATGGAAAGAATACGGGACTCAAAAAGTGCAATTTTATATGAATGCATTTGGAGAGGTAGAGTTAATTGGTTCAATTACAGGGGGTACTATCGGTTTTGAGGTACCTGCTTTTACATTACCAAGTGGTTATCGCCCTATACAGGGTATGCATTTTATAGGGGTAGCATCTAGTATCGGTGCTGGTTCAACACCACAAACACACAGAACACATATTGATACTGATGGTAATGTGTATATACAAAGTGTCTCCAATTCAACAAACCCAAATGAATTTATCACTTTCGGCTTTAAATTCATGGCGGCTCAGGAGGGATAAAAGTGAACTGGATATATAAATACGATGAAAAATTTAATTACCTTCCAGGGGAAGAAATAGAAATTGAAGGGGACGCAGACATCCCAAAAGGATATACAACTGTAAGACCTCAAGATGGTTTGTACAAAGGTAAATACAATGAAGCGAAAAGAGAATGGTATGAGTCGGCAACACAAGAATACATTGATAGCTTGCAGCCAAAGCCGCTGCCACAATCAGAAATTGATTTATTAAAACAGCAAAATGCTGATCTGCTTCAGCAACTGGCAGAGGCAGAACAAAGAGTAGAAGAACAATCAAAAATAATATCAGAACTTATCATGTTGCTGAATGAAAAGGGGGTCATTTAATTGGATTGGTTCCGTAGTATTTCATTGTTCTATCAATGGAAGTGTTATGAAAATGAAGACGTAGCAAAATTTGTTCGGTTCGAGAAGATTACGCCAAAACAATACAAAGAAATAACAAAAGAAGAATATCCAACTAACGCTGAATAGGCGTTTTTATTTTGCCTCCTTTAAGGATGCGCAAAGTGAGGGAGTAGGTGAGTGCAGTGGAAATGGATTTGACTCAATATTTAATGACACAAGGACCGTTTGCGGTGTTGTTTTGTTGGGTGCTGTTTTACGTATTAAACACAACAAAGGAAAGAGAAAACAAACTCAATGAGCAAATCGAGGCGCAAAATGATGTGCTAGCCAAGTTTAGTGAAAAGTATGACGTCGTGATCGACAAACTCGACAAAATAGAACGAAATTTAAAATAGGAGGAAAACTCATGAAAACATTCGACAAAGGCACTGTGATTCGCACAGTGCTTCTTTTTATTGCTCTGATCAATCAAACGCTTATCATGTTTGGACAGACGGTGCTGCCGATTAGTGAGGAGCAAGTACAAACCGTTGGTGAGGCACTTTATGTGGCAGGTTCTACGATTTTTACTATGGTTACAGCCGTTATCGCTTGGTTTAAAAACAATTATGTGACCTACAAAGGCCAATTACAAAAAGATGCTCTGAAACAAAGAGGGCTAACAAAATAATACTTGAAGGAGAAACGACATGGTAAAAATCATTCAAGCATTGATTCCAAAACAACATCGCAACAGACCAGGAAACACGATGAAGCCGCTCTATATTACAGTGCATAATACGTCTAACAGTGCAAAAGGTGCTAATGCGGCCAGTCATGCAGCATTTGTTGCACGTTCAAGTACCGGGGTGAGCTGGCATTACACCGTTGATAATCAGGTGATTTATCAGCATTTACCGTTAAACGAAAACGGCTGGCACGCAGGGGATGGCAGAGGCACCGGCAATATGAAATCAATTGGTATTGAAATTTGTGAAAATGCAGACGGCAACTTTGAACAAGCAGTCGAAAATGCTCAATGGCTCATTCGAAAGCTGATGGGAGATTTCGGAATTCCTTTATCAAATGTAGTGCCTCATAAACATTGGAGCGGGAAAGAATGTCCAAGGAAACTTCTCGGACGGTGGGATCAGTTTAAAGCTGGAATAGCCACAGCGCATACCGGCAGCAAAAGTACAAGAAAACCAGTTCAAGCAGAAAGTTTGAGCCACAAAACACCCGTTTCCAAAAAGAAATCGTCAAATCTGCCATCTGGCATTTTAAAAGTCACCAAGCCCTTAACAAAAGGCCCTCAAGTCACAGCTGTGCAAAAAGCCTTATCTTCTCTCTATTTTTACCCAGACAAAGGGGCAAAAAACAACGGGATTGACGGCTATTATGGACCGAAAACGGCGAATGCGGTCAAGCGGTTCCAGCTCATGAACGGCTTAGCTGCAGACGGAATTTACGGACTGAAGACGAAGAACAAAATCGAACAATTACAGAAGAAATGATGATCTATAAAAAAAGCTATCAGCAAGTGAGGAAATGCTTCCTTGCTGATAGCTAACAAAAAATGACATCATTTGTGATATAATTGGCCAAATCCCTATCATGAGAGGAGAGAAAAATGAAAAAAGAACTGCTCCAGATCATTATGCTGTCAGTGCTGCTCATCTATTTCATTTATCACGAAATGACGAGCGACTTCCCTGTGTCCTATACAATCATTCTCATCCTAACTTATCTTTCTGTGATCACATACCGCATCATAAAGTTATTAAGAAAAAACAAAGAACAAACAGAACTGTAAGAGATATGTACATAAAAAAACCATCCTTGATTTTACAAGAATGGTTTTTCGTATGGAGCATAGCGGGATCGAACCGCTGACCTCTACGCTGCCAGCGTAGCGCTCTCCCAGCTGAGCTAATGCCCCGGGATGTTTCAACAAATATTATTATATTTAATTCCCCCTTAGAATACAAGGGGGAAGGCTATTTTTTTATTTTTGATGAAAAATCTCTCAAATTTGTATTATGCATTATTTTTAACCTTGGGGACGACTTGGGGACGGAAATTTCCTATCTCTGTTTTTGTGTTTCTCAGATGTTTAGGATCAAACTTGTTAAAGTGATTCGCTGCACTCTTTTTCATTTCATCTGTTACATGGCCATATATATCAGATGTTGTTCTGGCGCTAGCATGTCCAGCACGTCTTTGAATAGCACTTATGCTTTCACCAGCTTCCATCAATAAAGCAACCATAGTGTGACGCAAATCATGTAAACGGATATTTTTTATTTTATATTTTTGTGTGATTCGTTTCCATTGGGTAGTTGGTGTTGTGTAATAATAGGGCTTTCCAAACCCACTATGAAAAATGTATTGGTGATCCCCACCCTCCCAGGCATCCTTTAGCTTTTCCTTTTCTCTTTTCCACATATGATAGTAAAGAGACAATTCATTCATATACCAATCTGGCATCTGCACAAATCGTTTTGAACTTTTGGACTTAGGTTCTTTCACATGTGGTTTGCCATCAACTGTCTTTGAAAGTGAACGATTAATTTTAAATCCACCAGCATCCCAATCTACATCTAAATGCCATTCGAGTGCAAGACCTTCACCGCGTCTCAATCCTCCTATCATCGCTGCTAAGAAATAAAGTCTCCATTTGATATCAACTTCTTCATATAGAACCTTGATACATTGAGCAGCTTCATCAGCTTCAAAATAGTTCATTTCCTTCTTCTCGTTGATCGGCAAGGGCAATCCCTTCATTGGATCAATCTTGATAATCTTCCATTCTTCAGCTGCGGTTTTAAAAACCACCTGTAGTAATTTAAAAATATCTAATATTGATCTTTCTCCTAATCCTCCTGGCTTACCATCTTTTCTTGCACCATCCTTTGATAAATCATCTAAAAAGTCTACGATATGTAAACTCTTTATTCGTTCTATTCTCATATGTCCAAAAACGGGGAGAATGTGATTTTTTAAGAGACTCCAATAAACATCCGATGTTGTCAAAGAATAAGGTTTTCCACTCTTTTGGTAGAGCTTTTTTTCTTTCCACTTATAGATGAAGGATTCGAAGGTTAGTTTTTCTGGTTCGATATATTCTCCAGAATTCACTTCCATCTTGAACTGATAGAGTTGATCTGAGAGGTAGTCCTGTAATTTTCTTTTTGTTTTTAACAGTTTATGATCTTCTATACGAATAGTTTTATATTTTCTTAACCTTTTGCCATTAGCATCATATCCAATTTCAACAACTAATCTAAAAGAATTACTGCCTCTTTTTTCAATGCTAGCCATATAAAACGCTCCTTGTCTGAGAAAAAACTTTTTGATTGTAAAGGTTTAATCGATGCTTCGCAAATGATGGAGTAACTTTAAAAGTTTTAGTTAAAAATTGAATTGCTAGGTCAGGGTCTACAGGTATATTTACTGATCTCAACATAAAAGTTGGTACTGCAAAATGGTACATAAAATTATTCGACTTCCATTCTTGATATAACCTAAATGAATCGGGCATCATCAGTTGATTTCCTTTATGAAAAAGAATGTGGCCAACTTCATGACAAAACTTTTCCCATCTAATGCTTTTATTCAATCTCTTATCTAAGATAATAATTTGGCTATCCTGTGTAATTATGGCTCTTGATGAAATTTCTTTATAACAAACTTCAATCCCTAATTTTTCAGAAATAGTATCAATAGATTGTTCAGAAGGATTTAAGATTTTCATTTCTGCATATAGTCTATTAACGTTATCTTCTAAATGAGTATAGTTATATTTCAATTTAATAAGCTCCTTCAAGTTAGTTTTAGGAACTGGTGTTCTGTTTTTGGGTAAAAATAAATACTCTTATCGAGCATTTATTTTAAATTAACTGTTAATTCTTTTGGTTTGGAAACGCTATTCAAATTTTCGTCAAATGGTGCACTCATAACAATTCTAACGCTTTTTATTTTAGAAACATCAGATTCTATGGGTACAGCGATTTGATAATCTCTTTTCGCATTACCAAAAAGTTTCATATCATATTGTTCAATGTCAGTATAAAGGTTATTACTACTGACCTTAATTTGTTCTTTATTGTCTAAAATTAAATGACTAATACCAGAAAAATTCATAGTTTCTTTATCAGTATTCTCTACAGAAAATTTTATATCAATAAAATGAAAAGGATTTGATAATTCAATATCCGTTAAACTTTGATAGTCACTTAGGCGATCATCAGGAATATTTGACAACTTCATTATGTTGACATGTTCAAAATTTATATTGAGCGGGCCCATTTTCTGTGATTCAATTTTTTCTTGGCTTTTTAAGTAATTAAATAATTCTCCTGTTTCATCATCTTTATAACTGTCATTTGTCTGTTCTTCATTAGTTTCTTTTTGCCTTTTCTCAGAAACTTTTTCTTGTGAGTTTGCCGAAGGTTCATCCGTCGTCTTAGTTGAGTTACATCCAGCTATGAGAACGAATAATAATAGGCAAATTACAAATAATGTTTTCTTCCCCATAATTGCCCCCTAAAGAAATCATTTATTCTGTTTTTTCTCTCTCTCTTTTCTCTTTTTAAACAACTCGTAGACCACTTCAAATTCTTCAATTAATTCTTCTACATCTTCTGGTTTGCTATCAAAGAATAATCCGTCATGGGATTTTGCCCACTCATAAATCTTTCTTTGATGCTCAGTAAGTTTAGGACCTTCAGAATTACTTGTCTCATTCTCATCGATGTAACCAGCTTTGATCATTAATTCTTCGTAATCACATTGATATGCTTTAGAAATTAATTTGAGTGTTTCGGGAGTTGGTTTGATGTCTTTACCTGTTCTTGGGTCTTTTCCGTTTTCAATTTTTCCAAGGTAGGTATGACTTATGCCAATTCGTTTGGCAGCTTCTCTTTGAGACAGTTTTCCTCTTGCTTTTATCAAATATTCTCCAAGTTTGGACATTAGCATCACCTGTAATACGTAGTTTACATTATATTTAAATTCTTTAAAACAGAAAATGTGTAAAACATGATTGACACTACTGTAAACCTTGTGTTACTATTTGTTCAAGGAGGTGTAACACATGGTTTTCACTAACAGATTACGTGAGATCAGAAAAGGTGTTGGAATGTCAATATCTGAATTAGCAAGAAGAACTGAAATGTCTCGCGCAAACATTACGAAAATTGAGCTTCACGGACAAGAGCCATCTGGTTTCACTATGCTGAGAATTGCAAGTGTTTTAAATAAAGATCCAAGGGATATTTTTTTTGAGTCAAGTGGTACACAAGAGTTACAAAATGAAAAAGAGAACACCGGTTAATAAAATGATTTTTGCGGTTCTTATGGTTTACAAGTTCTGAAGGAGGTTCTCAAAATGCCAACAAAATCAACTATGGACGTTCAAGAAACAGCTGATTTTCTTGGAGTACATCACGACACGGTTTACACAATGGTGAAAGAGCGACAAATACCGTTCTTCCGAGTAAGAAAAAGAATTTTCTTTAAAAGAGAAGTTCTAGAAGAATGGCAAATGTCACAAATGGAATCCAACTTTCAGCCAGTGAATGATTAAGAATTTACCACCTTAGAATACAGCGGATATATGAGATTTGCTGTTCCGATTCGGAACATGTTCCAGATAGGAACATTGAAAGGGGGTGGGGAGATTGTGAAGTTGGGTGTGGTGCTTCGTAAAGCCCGAGTGCAGGCAGGCATTTCCCAAGAGAAGTTAGCGGAAATGCTTAGCCGCTCGCGGAGTTGCATTTCAAAGATCGAGAATGATCAAAAGATGCTTGATGTTCCTACATATGTACGGTGGATGGAGGCGACAAATGCAAAAGAAGCCATGATCGCAACCTTATGTGGTGTCGATCCACTTGCAGTCACGCAGCAAATTACAGCCATCATGGCTTTGTTTGGAGGATGAAGATGAGAAAAGCAATTTTCAAGAGTATTGATCATGAAGGGGTAACAGCTGAAATGATCTGTATTGAACAACTACAAAAAAGATTAATGAAAGCATTAGAGAGTGCTGATACAGATACGGCATTAGCAGCTCACAAAGATATTGCTAAATCTTTAAACCAAATTCAGCGTTACGAAAGCCAAGCTAAGGTTCATTTATTAAAACAGGCTGCGAGGGTTACAAAAATCAAATATCCAAAATCACTAAAAAATAGATTGAGAGGATTGATCTAGGTGAAGTATTTGTTCACAGCAAGTCGTTTAATGAAGGCGAAAGATATCGTGAAACAATGTCAGATGCGTCATACAGAGGAAGGGCTCATTTTATTAGCCGCTCTGGAATTACAGATCAGAACGGAAATAGAAAACAGAAAAAAGCAGCAAGCTCCGACACTTACTGCTTAAATCATTTCAAACCATGAATAACAAAATGATCGATCTCATTATAGCGTTATTTAGAGATCACGACAAGGCTTATTCTTGTCGTCCGACTTGCGGATGGGTCAGTGCACACCTACCCCCTCAAATCATGCTCCATCCGCAGTCGGACGATGCGAATAAGCATCAAATAATGTGTTAGGGAGGAAAGAAGTCTTGAGAACTAAACCAGTTATTAAACCTTTCAGTGAGAGACAGTCTGATCAGTTCTATTTATCACAAGTGAATGGATCAATTGTGATGACTAACAAAGGTAAGCCAATGTTCCAATTTCCTGATAAACAAGCCTTTGAGAAATTTCAACAACTAAAGGCAGATGCGATCTGCTCAAAAAAATTAGAGATTTCATGGTTTTCATATCAAACAGAAGAGGAGGGAAGAAGTTGAATATTGAGCATCCGATCATCACTGAGATCAATAGATATGGATATCCAAAAGATATGATCAGGCAAGAGGAACACTTTGGAATTGATTTTTATGGGTCTGAGATTTTGCTGGAAGATGACTATGTTGAGGATAAAAATTCGGGTGAATTGATCTTGCGAGAAAATCTAGAACGATATCTTGCAGAGGAGCTTGATTTTGAATTTAAAACAGCAAAATAAAAGAGTTCACTCCCACAAGTGAACTCATCTAAATAACCAGACACAGAATATGGTGTCAACCACTATTATAAGCAGGTTGGCACCTAAATTCAATGGAGGTTTCTTATATGAATGGATTGTCAAATGTTGATTACTCAAACTATATGGCAGCTTCACAGCCATCAGCAGGAACTTCAGTAACAACCGAAGCTATGGTTAGTCGGCAGGCACAGGAAGTACAAGCAGCTATGGTCATAGCAAAGAAGTTTCCAAGAGACGTTTATGCTGCTTTTGAACGAATCAAAAAAGCATGTGAAAGAAAGCTGTTGGCCGAAAGTGCAGTTTACGAATATCCAAAAGGCGGATCAAAAATTTCAGGTCCTTCCATCCGGCTTGCTGAGGCTTTGGCCCAGAACTGGGGAAACATTGATTATGGAATCATGGAACTCGAACAAAAAGCTGGTGAATCGTCAGTGATGGCGTATGCGTGGGATCTTGAAACCAATACCCGCCAAACAAAACTTTTCACGGTAAAACACGAACGGAAAGCAAAGGGAACTATAACAAAACTGAATGACCCAAGAGATATTTATGAACTTGTAGCTAATCTAGGTGCGCGTCGAGTTCGTGCGTGCATTCTTGGAGTAATACCAGGAGATATTGTTGATGCCGCAGTTGATATGTGCCAAAGAACACTGATTAGTGGTCATCAAGAACCTTTAGAAGACCGGTTAAGAAAAGCATTATCAACATTTAAAACTGATTTTGGTGTTACTAAGGAAATGATCGAGGAATATGTCGGTAGCAAATTAGATGCCTTTACTGAGCAAGATTATCTTAAGATTGGTCGCATTTACACTTCATTACGTGATGGTATGGCGAAAAAGGAAGATTACTTCAATGTCAAAGTCAGCAGCGCCACCAAGTCAAAGGCAGAAGAAGAGTTCCAAAAACAGAAGGAACAAAAAGAAAGCAATAAAAAGGCGGGTGATCCTGTAAATGGGGATTCCGGTGATCAATCAAGATAACTATTACTCTAACGAGATAGATAAAGTCTACATGTCTAATTCTCAATATAAAAGTTTCTTAGAGTGTGAGGCGGCTACGATTGCAAAGATTAACGGAGAATGGCAACCGCCGTCCTCTGAGGCTCTTCTATTCGGACAATACGTCCATGCCTGGCTTGAAGGTGAGCAGGTCTTTGATGAATTCAAGATGAACACACCTGCTCTATATACACAAAAGGGCCAACTGTATAAGCAATATCAATTGGCTGATCTCATGATTGAATCAATTCAGAACGATGATCTGTGTATGTTTGTTCTTCAAGGAGATAAAGAAGTGATCATCACAGGTAAATTGTTCGGAGTGCCTTGGAAAGGAAAACTCGATGTGTACAACCCAGCAGGTGGGCGCTTTGCTGATCTTAAAACAACACGTTCCCTTCGAGAAAAAGTTTGGGATCAAGAACTAGGCTATTGTTCATTTGTCGAGGCTTACGGATATATAGGACAAATGGCAATTTATGCAGAGCTAGAAAGGCAAATGTCTAAAAGGGATGAATGGCTGGAGCCTCTTATCGTTGCCATTTCAAAAGAAGATCCACCAGACAAAGCCGTTATCAACATAGACAATTCCAGAATGGAAGTCGAGCTTGAAGATATTGAGAAGCATATGGAGCGAATCATTCAAGTGAAACATGGCGGTGAGCCGCCAAATCGATGCGGAAAATGTAAGTATTGTCGTTCCACAAATCAATTAAACAGGATCATTCATTTTTCGGAGCTGATCGGTTGATGGAAAAGGATTTTTTGATAAAGGTCCCTATCCCTTATGTTTACTTGTCTTTATCAGGATCAAGTAAAGACCAAGCCAGTTTGTTTAGATCATATGTAAAAGACTTCATTAAGAGAAACGAAACTGGGCTTACTTATATCAAAATTAGCGGTATGTATGCCCTATGTAAGTTGAAAGGGCGTGAATAAGTGAACGATCTGAATGAAATAAACGCATGTGTATCAGCATCTATGTGTTCATCGCATCTGAAATTTATAAAAATCGAGGATAAATATTTTAATAGCTAATAATTGGGAAGGAGGAAGTCATTTGCGAGGGTGGATCAAATTACATCGAAAATTACGTGAAAATCCAGTATTCAATAATCCTAACCTGCTTAGGCTTTGGCTCATCTGTCTTACTGAAGCGAGCCATAAACATCATCAGCAGATGATAGGTAATCAGGTGGTGGAATTAGAGCCTGGTCAATTTGTGACTGGTAGGTACGATATTGCTGAAATGTTTAATCACGGGCTTAGGAAAAGTGATCAAGTAACTGGAAAAGTTACAGTATATCGATGGCTCGAAAAATTAGAGGAAATGAATTTTCTGAGCATCAAAAAGAGCAACAAATTTTCTGTTGTAACCATTAATAAATGGGCGCTTTACCAACAAGAAAATAACGAAGTTGATCACCAAAATGATCATCAAATGAACATCAAAAGATCATCAGATGAACATCAAATGATCACAAACAAGAATGTTAAGAATGTAAAGAATGTATATGAAGAAGAAGAGAGAGAGCCTGTAGGAAATGATCTAACTCCTTTCCAACAAATCGAAGATAAATACTTGTCTCGAAAAGGTGGGTTGATGTTAACGCCAAAAGATTCAGCTGCCATTGAAAGGATTCTAAAGGAGAAAATCCCGCATGAAAACATTTTGCAGTGGATCGACGATATATTCGATCAATTCCAGCCGAAGCATAGAGCAGACGGTATTAAATCATTCGCGTACCTAGAATCAGCGATTCTTGATCGTTGGCATGCCAAACAAAAACCACCTAATAATGTTTCAGAATTTAAGCGGAAACAACAAAAGCATAGAAATTGGACACCCGAAGGAGTGAAGAAGGATGCAGAGTATGGGGGATACCTTAAAAGCGTTGGAGAAAGCAAATCCAGCACTAGCGAAGAGGCTGAGAGACTCCAAGAAATTGCAAGAAGAAAAGGTCTATCAGGCCAGATACGAGATACTCACTGCGAGTTCTGAACAACATTGCATGTATGGGAAATGTGATGGATCGGGGTTGATATGGATTATAGATCACAAGGAAAAAAGGGAATTCATGGAGGAATGCCCTTGTAAGGAAGTCAAAAAGCTCTCGAATAGACTTATGAGCGCAAGACTTCCAGAAGAATTCAAAGACGCTTCTCTAAACTCTTTTGATATCAATGTTTATGACAAACCCGAATCCAAAGAGCGAGCAGCCAATGCAAAAAGGGTTGCTAAAAACTATGTTTTGAAATTCGAAAAGATGCGGGATCTAGGGAAAGGCTTGTATTTTTTTAGTCAAGAGAAGGGGAGCGGAAAAACAAGGCTTGCTGCTAGTATTCTTCATGCGATAACCAAAACTCATGACACGGTTTATGACAAAGAAACTAAAAAATACAAACCGCTTAAAATAATCTATTCGTCTACAGCTGATTTAATCGGAGAAATAAAAAGCACGTTTGATAGCGAATCGAAAGTGAAGAGTACCGACATTATGGATGCTGTCAAGACAGCTGATCTTGTTGTCCTAGATGATATCGGAGTGGAAAACGTAACAAAATTTGTGGAAGAAACCTTCACCCGTATTCTTGATTATCGACTTCAATACAAGAAGCCTACGATCATTACAAGCAATTTAAGTATAGAGGATCTCGACACAATCTATAAAAGTGGTCGGGTGAGTAGCAGGGTTGAAAAACTGGCTTTCCCTGTGATTATGCCAAATGAAAAGATTCGTAAAAAGATAGCGCAAAAAGAAAATGAAGAACTGCTTTTGGAACTATACGAGTAAAGGAGAATTTCAGATGTGTAACACATGCAATGGCGAGAAAGTCGTCATAAACGAAAATACCTTTATGGCGGGCTTCTTCCCTTGTCCTGAATGTAACCAAACAGGGCGCAACAAGAGCCTAAAACCAGTCATCGAGCAATTAAATCAAATGTTAGTCGAAGCCAGAGTTATGAAATGAGGAATAAATATGACAAATAGTAAATGCGAAGATCGTCGGCAGTTCCTTCTCAATGAACTGAAGCGCATTGGATATAAACCGAATGAGAATGAAAGTCTCGAAAAACTATCACTCTATGAACTCGAAATGCTAGTAATCACGAAAAAGAGTGAGCGAGGAAATAAGGTTTTAACATATAACGCGAGGATGGAGGCATTCGAATGAAAATAACATTCACCATTTACGCAGAGCCCGTTGCACAGGGAAGACCGCGGGCTACGTCTGTAAATGGCATGACAAGGCTGTATGATCCGAAAAAATCAAGAGACTTTAAGTCTTATGTGAAGCTGGCTGCAAGTGATCATCGTCCAGATCAGCTCCTTACAGGACCACTTGAATTGAAGGTGAAAGTCTATAAATCATTATTGAAAAGCTTCAGCAAGAAAAAGGCCGCAGAAGCTGAAAGAGGCGAGCTGAGACCAGCTAAGAAGCCGGATGTTGATAACTACATCAAAGGGATAAAAGATGGTCTGAATAAAGTAATTTGGCAGGATGATAGTCAAATTGTTGATCTGCATGTAAGTAAGTTCTACAGCAGCACACCAAGAATTGAAGTCGAAGTATCTACTCTTACACCAACCCACGAGGAGGAACAAATATGTCTTTTATAAATTTCAATGGAAAAGTTAAAAAAATGAATCACAAGCCTAAAGGGATTACAGAATTAGTGTTGGAAGTGCCAACAAAGGAGTTAGGTAACAGAATTCAAAACCTTGCAGAAATGATTGATAAGGACGTGAAAGTAGAGATTGAAAGTGACATTGTCCGCTATAACGTGCAGATTAACGCAAACACCGAACGACCAATTGTAAATTATGAAGTAGATCAGAGCGGCGTTGTCCATATAGCAAAACCTGAGTCAGAACAGCTTGAAGCTGAACTTGGTTTGCCTGAAGAAAAACCAAAAATTGAAGAAAAATCGATGGAGATTAAGCGTGAAGTGGTGGATCAATTCATCATTGAAGGTATGGCTCCAGTACAGGAAGGTTTCCCTGAGAATATGGCAGAGATCGCAAAGCGCCGCATTGAAGGTGAATCATACCGCAAGTTGGCCACAGAGCTTGAGATGTCCTCCGGCACCATCGTTGATCTGATCAATGACTACCGAGCAGCAGTTGCTCCGCTTGCTGAAAAATGGTGGGACTGGAAGCAGGATCAAGCCAACGAAGCTGAACCGTTGCAAAAGGAAAATGCTGAAGAAGCAGCTGAAGACGAAAAGGGTTCAGAGGATAGCGTTCCAGATGAATACGATCTTCCTAAAGATGATCAAAAAGATGAGGAAAACGGGGCTGCATAAGATGGCACGTAAACGGTCAAAACGGTGGTTCTTGCTTTATCGCGAAGAGGATGGACAGCACGTCCACCTCTATGAACCACTTAAAAAATATGAACTGCACAGTCGGATTAGGAAAGGATGGAGGGTTGTCAGATGATTAATAAAATCAAGTTTTTCTTCAAACATAAATACTTCTTCTGCTTCAAATGTATAAACATAGTTTCGGTGCGTCGTGGTTATTGGCTGGGTTTTTGCACTCGGGGTTTTAACGGTCCAATTTGCACTAAATGCGGAAGGAGCTTCAGGAAATGAAACAGATCGTAAAAGGCGATTGGGTGGAAATTGTAGGTAAAGGTGATCACAAACATTTACGCGTCCAGGGTTACGTTCTTGAAATTGCTAAGGGAGAGCTTTTAATAAAGTCACGTTTCGGACGAAAGGGTGTCTATCCTGAAGATTGGGCTAAAAACATGGATATAACGGTCACTGAAGCTGGCTTAAAGGATCTTATTAACTTGTCCTTAGACATAAAGGACAAACATCTATTTGAAATGTATACGCGTGATTTACAAGCTCTACAGAGCAAATAAAAAGAACCAAAGCACAAGGCTCCGGCTCTAATGAATCTCGACAATTCATTATAACATGGGAGGCCTTGTGCGCATGAATAATCCTTACAAACATATAGACTCTAACATCTCAATTAATCAGCTTTTTGAAAAAGGAGAAGTTAAAGTCATCATCCTAGATGGCCATTCCAACGAAGCGTTTTTAGCTGAAGCACCTATTTACGGGAAAACGGAAATCACTACACGTGACGGCCAATTCACAAATTTGAATTACAGCAGTTCACACAAAATAAAATAGCAGGAGCTTCCTCCTGCAGGGAGGCGTCGTCAAAATGAAGGAAATCTGGTATTCAAAATCTCCGTACGCTGAATTTTGTATCGTCAACACAGCGAGCGGATATGTTGCCTATTGGCGTTCTGATCTATTAACAGATGCAAAATGGAGCGAGTATGACACATATCAATCCTATCCAGCAGCACGTCGGAATCTTGGTAAAGTCGGCTGTGCTGGAAGCATGAAAAGGGTCGAACGATTGCCGTGGGAAAGCGTTGCATGAGCGGCAGCGCCGATTTGATCAACAGGCCAAGCAAGCAGAATGAAAAAAGAGAGGAAGATCATTGTGGAACTAAGAAGCATCTTTTATTTAAATATAATAATTCATGTGAGAAGTTGAGGTCATTAATAATCCTCTTAATAGGAATAAATTTCTGATATTAGCTAAATATAATATAAATATTAAATTTAGTGAGGCTATTACTGTGTATAAGGTCAATAAATTATCCTTACTACAAGTCACTGTATTATGCAGTTCTACAATGATAGGGGCAGGAATTTTAACGATTCCCCGTAGTTCAGCCAATTCAGGTTATCCTGATGGCTGGATTATTGTATTGATACAAGGTGTCATTTTTGCATTTATTGCTTTTTTGTTAGGATGGATTTCTGAAAAGCAAGCACCAGATACAGTTTTTGAGTTGAATACAAAAGGGTCAGGAAAGATACTAGGAACTATATTTAATCTTTATTTTATATCCTACTTACTTGCCATTGTCGGCTTTGAAGCAAGAATACTTGGTGAAGTCATACAATTTTTTCTGTTACAAGATACACCAATGTTTATAATAGTCATGATTTTTTTGTTAGTTGCGATTTATCATCTTAAAAGTGGAATCCTGCCTGTTATTAAATTAATCATGTATATTTATCCTTTGACTATATGTATTTATATTGGTTTGATGCTTTTTAGTTTCACTATTTTTGACTTCCAAAACTTACAACCGGTTATGGAAGGCGGTCTTGCTGATTTTGATAAGCTATTTGCTCAAACTTTTATTCAATTCACAGGTTTCGAGGTGATTTTGTTTATATTACCCTTGGTCTATAAAGAAAAGCTCTCCAGAGCAAAATGGGCTGCGGCTATAGGAGTTTGTATCACCTCTTTAATATATTCTCTTACACTTTTTGTGGTTATCGGTTCCATGACAGTAGGTGAAACAAAATCTCTTACATGGCCAACAGTTTCGCTGATACAAACTTTAGAGATTGAAGGTGTATTCATTGAAAGGTTTGATATATTCTTATTAGTGTTATGGACTTGTCAGCAATTTGTTTGCATGCTTGGATTTTTCCAATTTGCTATTAGGGGATGTAGTAATGTATTTGGGTCTATCGATTTTAAAAAGTTATTATGGATACTTTTTTTGATTACTTCTGCATTATCCCTATTCCCGAATAATGTTAATGAAGTAATATACTTTTCAACGATACTTGGATATGCAATGTTTGTAATTTTAGGTATACCTTTTATATCTGTTTTGCTGTTAACAGTAAAAAGAAAGTGGAGTAACCATTCTAGCTGATTGAAAAGGATTCAAAAAAAATTCATCAATAACTCAATTTAAAAAAATTCCTTAACTATGTCTTTCATTGTTTATAGGAGGTTGAGGAAATGGGAGCAGAACAATTGTGTTTACTGCCAGAGATCGACGAGAAACAAGTTCGAAATGCTCTGATTAAGGAGCTGAAGGTTTATAGGGCCCTGAAGGTAAAGGAAGAAAACAGAAAGGAACAAGAGGCAAACGGCGCAACAGGCCTTTTTCCTTCTCTTAGAAATCAGGAAGTTTTAAATGAACTGAAGGTCCGGCAGATAGAAAGAGCGCTAGAAAACAGCCTAGATGAAATTGAACAAGACATCATACGGATGAAATACCTTACATCACGTGTAGTGAAGGATTTGGAGGTGTGTGAAGAACTGGGTCTGAAGAAAGACCGGTATTATAAATTAAAGAAGCAAGCGACGTTTAACCTTTCGACAGCACTCGGAATCATATGAGTGCTGTTTATTATTTGCATTGTCGAGAAAAAGCCGAGAAAAAACCGATAAAAAGCCGACAAAAAGGGGACCTTTTTTCCTAAGTGGATCATCGTATGATAGAGACAAGCAAAACGAACGTGAATATTTTGTCCAGAAGGAAGAACCTGCGGACGCTGATCATTGAGCACTTTAAATGCCTTGATTGGTGTCCGCTTTTTTTATTGGGAGACGCGCCTTTCCCTTATCAATGGCGTATCTGGATACGGAACAAAGGTGTTGAGGAATGTGGCCATACGAGAGGGACATTCTGAGCCTGGATAGCAGCTGGTCTGCGGCAGCCGTATCGAGGACAGTTTTTCATTTTACTTGATGATCGACTGTACTTGGCAACCTCTCGGAGTGTAGTCATCATTGCAAAATCTATTTAAGCGAATAGCGTAAGGTGGTGCTTATTCGGCAAGGAGCGAGTGAAATGAAGATCAGGGATTCTGTTTCTAAAGAGACATTAAAGCAATTTAAAAGCATTGCTCCTGGTTCTAATAGAAAGAAGGAGAACGATGCTGATCCCATTACGAAAAGGGATTGGGAAGAAATTATGGGAACGAGACGCGAAACGTACCAACGAAAAGGCGGCCGTATCCGAAGAAAACGATAAATTTTGGGAACAGTCGTCTTTTGGGTGTATGGCTGCAGGTGCTTTGGTGAGGGATAGGAGCGCAAAAATATAAAAAGGGAGATGATGAGCATGGCATCAGGATTTGGCGTATCTGCGAATCCAACAAAAGCAAATCACAAAATCGGAGAGGATAAGGTTGTAAAAATTGCGGTACAAAACCACAACGACTTTAGTGCTGGTCCCAACCTTATTCCACAAAGAAAGGTTAATGGCAAGTGGGAGACAATTAAAACAAATTCCCCGAACCCGCTTAACCCAGCAGAGAAACAGTACGATGAATTCAATATCAAAGAGTCATTTGGTAACAAAAAAGGTACTTATCGCTTTAGGGTGGATGTAGAACGTTACGACAAAAAGGGCAATCATGTTGCAACCCTTGGGACATTCTACACTAGCGAATTTTACATCAAGTAAGCAGCTGCTGCCGCCTTCAGGGCGGCAGTATTTGTTTTATAGGAGGAAACAACGATGAATATCAAAACAATTCCCGTACATAAAATTAACCCATCACCATATAACCCCCGAATTGATCTACAACCAGGAGATCCCGAGTATGATTCACTAAAACAATCTATAGAAAAGTTTGGATACGTTGATCCGCTCATCTGGAATGAACGGACTGGCCATCTTGTAGGAGGTCATCAACGTTTCAAAGTATTGATGGAGGACAATCCAAGTGATATACCTGTATCCGTCGTATCACTTAATGAACAAGATGAAAAAGCACTGAATATCGCATTGAATAAGATTGACGGTGAATGGGATGAGTATAAACTTACTGAGCTACTTAAAGACTTAGAGGGATCAGGGTATGATCTAAGCCTAACTGGATTCAGTGATGCAGAATTAGAGGATGTTCTGAATGATTTGGAACATACAGGTCAAGGTGGAGCAGTATCTGAGAGTCATGAGATCGATCTTGATGAATATGGAGATGATCAATTTGAGCATACATGTCCTAAGTGCGGATTCTCTTTCAATGAGTAGGTGGCAGCATGAACTATAGATGGAAATTGAGTGATCTAAAAAACATCCCTTCCAATGGGTTGAAAGTGTTCAGTACATTCTCTTGTGGTGGCGGCTCATCAATGGGCTACAAGTTAGCAGGGTTTAAATTGATAGGAAATTGCGAGATCGATCCGCAAATGATGAAAATCTATAAAAAGAATCATAAGCCGAAATATCCTTATCTCATGGACATTCGAGAGTTTAACCAGATCCCGCTCTCCGATCTTCCTGAAGAACTCATGAATCTTGATGTATTCGATGGATCGCCACCATGTAGTGTATTTTCAACTGCAGGTAAAAGAGAAGAAGATTGGGGAAGAGAAAAGGCGTTCAGAGAGGGGCAAGCTGTCCAAAAACTAGACGATCTGTTCTTTCATTACCTAGATGCTGTGGAACGTTTGCAGCCTAAAACCTTTGTAGCTGAGAACGTAAGCGGCATGATAAAAGGAAAAGCAAAAGGGTATGTGAAACTTGTCATTGAGAGAGCAAAAGAAATAGGGTATGACGTTCAGCTGTTCTTGCTGAACGCTGCCACAATGGGAGTCCCGCAGAGAAGAGAGCGGGTCTTTTTCATTGGCCGCAGAAAGGATCTGAACTTACCACCATTGAAATTGTCTTTCAATGAACCACCGATCACATATGGAGAGTTTAGAAGTGGGCATGGATCAAGGCTGAATGAAGCGAGTAAAACGTATAAAAGATGGATTAAGCGGCAGCCATCTGACGGCAACATTGGAGACATAACTAAACGAACAGAAGGTAAAGAGCGGAATTTCAATACAGTATTAGTTAAAAACAGTTTAGTTCCGCCAACACTAGCGAGCGGTTCTGTCTTTATTAGATATGACGAACCATATTACATCTCAAAAAGGGATATTATTCTGATGCAATCTTTTCCGTTGGATTATGACTTTATGGATGCATCAACGCAGTATGTATGTGGAATGAGCGTTCCGTCTTTAATGATGAAGAGAATAGCGGAGCAAATTCATAAACAATGGTTTATTTAATTGCATTTTATTGGAATGGTGTTATCGTTATTCTAAAAAGGGTGGAACCTATGGACAAAGTCTCCGAGAAGTTATATTGCAGGGCTTGTACAAGAAAAACAAATCATAATATAGTTACTAATGAGCATGGTCATAAATTACAGTTAACGGACAGTTATCTAAATTATGAAGAAGCAGATATTTGTTTCTATGTGGAATACTCCATAGTTCAATGTAGAGGTTGTGATAGTATTTCCTTTTTAAGAAGATATAAAGATGATGAAATGTATTATGTATATGGGCCAGATCCCAATATTGATAGAGAATACTATGAAGAATATACAGTCTATCCTGAAGAACCGAAGGAGCAAGATAATCCAGAAAATTTATTTCAACTCAAAGAGAAGATTGAGTTCAAAGGGAAGTTTGAGTTCAAACATTTACCCGATTTAATAAGTGGAATTAGAAATGAAGCTATAGATGCTTATAAAAATCGAATGAATTTATTATGTAATACGGGTATAAGAATGACAATCGAAGCTATATGTAAAGTGAATGAGATTGATAAGATACCAAAGATGAAAAAAGGAGAAATAGTATTAGATAATGAGAACAAGCCAAAAATGGAGAATTTAAACTTGTTTAAAAAGATAGAGGAACTTCACAAGAGAGAATTAATCAATGAAAAACAAAAACAAATACTGAATCAAATTAGAGATATTGGGAATGAAACAGTGCATGAAATTAAAAGACCAAAATCAAGGGAACTAATACAATATATAGATATTATAGATTTTATTCTATATAACATTTATGAATTACCAAATTTGAGTTTTGAAAAAGAGAAGTCCTAAGAAGTCCTAAACAGGACTTCTTTTTGTATAAAAAAGAGGGTGCTGACAACACCCTCTCTTCAAAGACAGAAAGAAACTCCCTGCCTAAGAGCGTGATCAAGACGCGGCCGCGTTTGTGGGAAAATATCACGCTCTCATCCACTATTGTAATGGAGGTCAGGGAGAATGACAATAGAAAATACAAACATACGTTCCCTTTCTGACGAAGAAAAGATGGAAATGCTTATGTTCCTTCAAGCTGAACAGGCTGAAGGTATAGATAAATCAAAAGAAAACTATCGTAAAATTGCACAGGCTGGAATCTTTCAATGGGTGAGAGACTTTAAAGCAGGAAATATCAAATTGTCTACTGTGGAAGATCTTAAGAAACTCATAGAACTCGACATCGAGCTTCAGAAGCATGACGAAATATAAAAGGATAGGCACTTTTCACGATTTAGATAATAAGGTGTATTAAATTGTGAAAAGAGGTGTCTTTTTAATGCCAGGATCTGAAAATCTTATATGGGGTACAGAGTATTATGAGCCTTACTCAAGGACTTGTTATCAAAGAGTTTGTGCATTTGGAGTATGTAGAGACATTCCCTATCCTTGTATAGGGATGAGCAAAAAATATTACAAAGTATTCATAGGCTATAACTATCCAAGTGTTTCTGAAGCGCAACAATTAATTATTCATGGATGTGCTAAAGTGGCAATTGATGTAGCTACACCTATTGTTACAGCTGCAGTGGCTTCTTGTGCTGGTATTGGACCTGCCTGCATTGGAGCAGTTGGATTAGCAGCAATAGCTGCAAATAAAGTAGGTAGAGAGTCCTTTTTTGATTGTTTGAAACGGGCTGGACTCCCTCAAGAAATTATCAATCAGTGTGAGATAGGAGTCTATGATCGAAAAGGGAATGCTTAGTTGTATTTAGTTTTTAAAAACAAACTCAAACTTAATTCAGTAGCTCGGAGGTGGGTGATATGTAATGGCTAGACCGCGCGATCCAAGAAGAGATGAGTCCTTTCGTCTTTGGAAAAAGAGCGATGGAACCCGCTTGCTTAAAGATATTGCAGATGAGTTGGGTGTGACAAGCAGCACCGTCCGTAAATGGAAAGCGAATGATAAATGGGATGACAAATTCAAAAGGAGCGCTCCTAAACCAAATAGGAGCGCTCCTTTACGTTCCGGCGCACCTAAAGGCAACAAAAACGCCAAAGGTAATAAAGGAGGAAAAGCTCCACCGGGTAACCAAAATGCTAAAGGCAATAGGGGTGGCGCAGCTCCTAAAGGCAACAAGAATTCATTCAAGACTGGTGAATATGAAACGATCATGTTTGAGTACATGGATGAAAAAGAACAGAAGCTTTTTACTGAGATTGAGACTGATCCTTTGTATCAAATTGATCTATCAATACGATTATTGAGCGTTCGTGAAACAAGAATGATGCGCTTGATCACTAAATACGAGAATGGATTGACTGATAAGCAGCGGACAGTCTTGCAACAAATGAGGAAGATGAAAGACGTTGTACAGGCTCCGGATAAAAATGGTCTGATTAAACCTGTTCCTATAACTAATGAACGTTTAGCAGTGGTCCAGATTGAGGAGACAGACTCACCGCTGCTGGAGAAGATATTGAGCATAGAAGATGCTCTGACACGTGTGACCGCACAACGTGATAAAGCCATTAGGCAGAAAGTCGACATAATGAAAACTATGTCTGAATATGAATTGAGGCTGCGTGGTCTCGATCTCGCTAATAGAACACGAGAAGCAGAGCTGGAGCGGATCACCGCTCGACCTGTCGATGATTCTGTACAAATAACAATTAAGCGGAAGAATAAAGGTGATAGCTGATGGTTCAAATGATGGAGAAGGAAGTCAATCCACATTTTGAGGACTTTCTTTTTGATTGGGATCAAAAGTTTCAGTTCTTGGTGGGCGGTTACGGCTCATCCAAAAGCTATCATATTGCCCTGAAGCTAATTCTGAAGCTGTTAGATGAAAAGCGAACCGCTCTTGTGATTCGTGAAGTCTATGACACGCACAGAGATTCCACGTTTTCTTTATTTGAAGAGATCGTGAATGATCTAGGACTCGATCATGTCATTCAGTGCCGCACATCACCGCTCATGCTTAAATTTCACAACGGCAGCCGGATCATCTTCAAAGGGTTGGACAAGCCAACCAAATTGAAGTCGATCAACAACATCTCGATCATATGGATTGAGGAATGTTCAGAAGTGAAGTACGAGGGATTCAAGGAGCTGCTTGGTCGTTTGCGTCACCCAACGCTGCAGCTGCACATGATCTTATCGACGAACCCTGTCGGTCAGGATAACTGGACGTACAGACATTTCTTTAAGGATGATCAAAACAACCGATTTATCCTGGATGATGAAAGGTTATATAAAGAGCGAACGATCGCTATCAACGATACGTACTATCATCATTCTACAGCTGAAGATAACTTGTTCCTTCCGGTCAGTTACATCAAGCAATTGGACGAACTAAAAGAATACGATCCCGACCTTTATCGCATAGCTCGAAAAGGTCATTTTGGCATTAACGGAATTCGTGTTCTTCCTCAATTCGAGGTGCAGCCGCATGAAGATGTCATGCTGGCCATCTCAAATATCAATCGACCTTTGCTTAGAGCGGGCATGGACTTTGGTTTCGTTGATTCATATAACGCTGTTGTTAGGTTGGCTGTGGATCACGAGAAGAAGTATCTATACATCTATTGGGAGTATTACGATCGTGGCAAGACTGATGATGTTACTGTCGAGGACTTGAAAGAGTTCATTGAAACAAAAGAGCTCATAAAGGCCGACAATGAACAAAAGACAATCGCGTATTTCCGCAAGATGGGATACAACATGGTGGCCGCTCATAAATTCCAAGGATCACGCTTGCAGTACACCAAGAAGATCAAGCGGTTTAAGAAAATCATTTGTTCCGACTCATGCAAAAACACAATCTATGAGCTTCAGCCGCTCACGTACAAGACGGACAAGAATGGCAATATCATAGAGGACGAGTTTCAGATTGATCCTCATACTTTTTCAGCTATCTGGTATGCGTTAGATGATTATGAGGTCACCGATTTGAAAGAGAAACCAAAAGAGCGGATACGCCCGAACAGAGAAAGGAGGTCACGCTGATGAAAACGGTCAGAGCAACAGTGATGAAGGCCAATGTATCTGAAACCACTAAGCAGATTTATGATGATGGATTTAATTACGATGCTGATGATGTGATCGAGCCTCCATACAATATCAAAGAGCTCAAACAAATGGCCGAGTATTCTACCATTCTTCAACAATGCATCGATGCGTATAAAACAAACATTCTAGGTTTTGGCTTGGGAGTTGAATATACTTTCGACTTTAACGCTGAGAATGCACCAGAGGGAAAGAAAAAGGCAGCTGAGAAAGAATGGACGAGACTTGAAGAGTTTACGAAATACATGAATTATGATGAGTCAGCTGAAGTGGTTCTAGGGTATGTGATTGAAGACCGAGAGAAAACAGGAAATGGTTTTGTCGAAGTGCTTCGAGATGGTACAGGACAGCCTGCAGGTATTGAATATCTAGATGCACAATATATTCGTGTTTGTAAGTTAGGCGATTCCATTGAGATCGACTTTAAGTATACAGATCATGGTGAAGTTAAGACCATGAAAAGAAAGAAACGGTTCAGAAAGTATGTGCAGCAAGTCAACACTAAAAAAGTATTCTTCAAAGAGTACGGCGATCCAAGAACATTGAACGCTGCTACGGGAGAATACAGCGAAGACACTCCTTCTAATCTTGTAGCAAGCGAAGTCATTCACTTCAAGATCGGCAGCGGTACATATGGTGTTCCTCGTTGGATTGGTAACATCGTCAATATGTATGGAGCCCGTAAAGCTGAAGAGCTGAATTATCTGTACTTTAAACAAGGGCGGCATGTGCCGGCTGCAATTACTGTAGAGAATGGAATGCTTTCTGAATCCTCATATGAACAGCTTCAGGAATACATGAATGGCATTGAGGGTTCAGACAATGCACATAAATTCCTGTTACTCGAAGTGGAAGGGATTCCGAAAAAGGATGAGCTATCAAACGATGAAGAGCCGGCTAATGTAAAGGTGGATATAAAATCACTGGCCGAGATTCTCCAGGAGGATGCACTCTTTTTGGAATACGATGAGAAGACGAGAAACAAGATACGTTCTTCTTTCCGTTTGCCGCCAATTTACACAGGTGAGTCTCAAGACTATAACAAAGCGACAGCAGATACAGCGCGTAAGACAACTGAAGAGCAGGTATTTCAGCCGGAAAGAATGATCATTACTGGCAAGCTCAATACACTCTTTCTTCCTGATCTTGATCTCTGGCATGTGCGGCTCATATTAAATGGTCCTGATTTTCGTGATCCGCTCGAAATTGCAAAGGTTCTTACACCGTTTATTCAAGCAGGAGCGGTTTCACCGAATGACCTGCGTGATCTGGCTGGCCGTATTCTTGGTAAGACACTTGAAGAATGGCCAGAGGAAGAATATCACCGACCAATTGAGGCGAAGCCAAAGGCTTCAACTAGCTTGCTTGATACGGTTCTTCAAAAGTCTGCGGGTACTAACAATGAATTGGTATCTATCCTCAAAGACCTTAGGGATGAATTAGAGGAGATCCGCAAATGAGCAAGATCGATCAGCTGATAAAAAACATCAATACCTTTGTACAAAAAGCGGAGGCAGATGAGGTCGAGGAACTAGAAGCAGCTGTAGCTGATTTCCCTGAACTGAAGGATATACCCTCTTTGGTGGAAGAGTACGAGAAAACCACCGCAAAACTTCTCAGATTGCAACGCAGGACGTTTTTGAATGAACTGAATGGTTTTATATCCAAAGACGATTCAGAGACGTTAGAATCCATTCTGGCGTTCTTCCAAAATGACTTGTTTGCAGCTGATGAATTTGCGGAGCTGTTTGGAAAAGAAACGGCCATTTTCTTGACGTTGACGGTCACGCAGCTGGCCGAGAAGATCATGCATTCCATCGATGCAGATATTCCATTCAAGATTCTATCTGAAAAAACTGAACAGTGGATTGAATCATGGTCACAGGAGTTGGCGCAGCTGATGAAGCTGAATACTCATACAGCTATTGAACAAAAATTGAAAGAGGGCATCAAAGAAGGGCGCTCTATTCAAGAAATTGAACTGGAGCTGAAGGACCTTCCTGAATTCAGCCGGAAGCGCGCACGTGTGACAGCTGTAACTGAAGTGTTGACCGCTTCTTCTGTCGCTCAACATGAATCCTATGTCCAATCCCCGGCAGTAACGGGGAAGAAGTGGAAGCACAGCGGAGGGAAAAAGAATCAGTCGAGAGAAAGTCATGTACAACTGGATGGCACGATTATTCCTCTCGATGAAGAATTTGAGATACCAGGTAGCGGAGAGCGGTGCATGTTTCCAAGAGATACACAGCTCACGCCAAAAGAGCGAGTAAATTGTCATTGTGCGGTTGGTCCTGTGGTTGATCCTGTTATTCTTGGTTTGCCAGCTGAGGAAAAAGAAAAGATTCGACGCCAGTCCTTATAAAAACATTCTTCAATAAAATTCTAGTATATAAATATTTCCTCAATGCAAATTAATGTTGTATTTAACTTTAAAGGAGGATTATTTAAATGCAAGAAGATATCAAATTTGAAAATGGGGACTATATTATTCCTGAAAAAATTATGATGGAAATTTTAAATTATATTGATGAACTAAAGGAACTGGCAGAAGAAATGCATGCAACTATTCTAGACAAGGACATAAATTCAGAGTGGGGAATTGATTTGAAAATTGATTGGCCACACATTAGTATAGAGAAACATTATTGCTGTGTTATTGGTGAAGGTGAACCGTATTCTAGAAAAAGAGGTTTTAGAGAGATATTGAAACGCTACGCAAGGCACAAATGTGATGTTTGGGTTGGAGGATTACCTGGTCAAACTCCCCCATATGATCTTCTGGAGAAGAATTGCGACCATGTACTGACATGGGAGGGAGAATCTCAAAGTACGAATGAAGAGGATTGAATATATTAAATCCTCTTTCTTAGTTGCTGTGAAAGGAGGTGAATGAATTGCCACGCGAATTGATAAATGCGAAGATCACACACGTTTCATATGTGGACAAGGCTGCTAATCAAAAGCAGTTCTTTTTTATGAAGTCAGAAAAGCAGCCAGACTTTCAGAAAGAGATCAAGGTCATTGCCAAAGCAGACGATGCGCAGCGTCTTGTATACGGTATTGTATACGAACCAAATGTAGCTGATGCACATGGGGATTACATGACACCGGAGGAAATTGAGAAAGCCGCTCATGGATTCCTGAAGGATGCACGTGAGATTGACAAGCAGCATGATTTCCAAGGCGGTGTCGGGGAAGTCGTTGAATCGTACATTGCTCCGTCTGACTTTGAAATGGGCGAGGAGATTATCAAGAAAGGATCGTGGGTCCTTGTGACAAAAGCATCTGATGAAATCTGGGAACAGATTCAAAAGGGTGAGATCACCGGATATTCAATGGCCGGTACAGCAGACATAGGAAAACAAGAACGTGAGCCAGCTTCTGATGAGAAGGGGCTTTTTTCTTTGCTTAAAAACTTCTTTTTATCAAAAGGAGAAGTGAAGAACAGGTACGACAAAGGCCGCATGCGTCGTGAGTTTTGGGCGGCACAAGATGCACTGAATTCCGTTTTGTATAAATGGGATTCTTACGACAATGAAGACTTGGAGACTGATCCTGAAAAGGTGAGGGCAGCACTGCAAGATTTTGTGGAAATTACACAAGAGATTCTGCTAACTGATGACTTGGCTGGGATCCAAACTGATCCACCTGAAGAAGTCGCAAAAGCTGGCCGAAAGTTTTCAGCTGCTAATTTAACTGAATTGAAAAATGCCAGAGCCGCTATCGACAATCTGTTGAGTCAAACGGAAGAGAAGGAGGAGGAAGAAGAAGTGAACAAAGAAGATCTGCAAAAGATGCTAGATGACACAATCGCACCAGTTGTAAAACGTCTGGATGACCTTGAGAAGGGAGAAGGCGAAGGTCAGCCTGATCCGCAAGAAAAACAAATTGATGAAGAGGTCGCAAAAGAAATGGCCGCAGCTGTAGAAAAGGCATTGGCTCCAGTAGTCGATAGAGTCGAAGCACTGGAAAAGGCACGTCCGCAAGGTAATGGAGTAGGGGATGCACAACAACAAGACTTACAAAAATCTGAAACGGTATGGAGCGGCTTGCTTTAAGCCGAGAAAAAGGAGGAGCTAGAGTGAGAAATCAAGAGGTAATTAACAAAGCGGAAGTGACGCTAGGCACTTTAAAGACAGGCGGTCTCATGAATCCGACCCAATCTAGCACATTTATTCGTATGGTGCAAAATGCACCAACACTGCTACAAGAAGCACGTGTCATTCAAATGGACAGCGATGCACAAAAAATCGAAAAAATCGGTTTTGGTCAGCGGATTCTTCGTCCTGGTGTGGAAGGAAAGGCAGTTCCTGCAAGTGATCGAGTTGCACCAACAACAAGCACTGTGGAGCTTAATGCAAAAGAAGTCATCGCAGAAGTAAACATCACATATGACACGCTTGAAAATAACATCGAGGGTGATAATCTACAAAACACTATCATGCAAATGCTCGCTGAACGAGCAGCCGTTGACATTGAAGAATTGATCCTAAATGGTGATACAAAATCTGAGGATACTTACCTTGCTCAACTTGATGGTATTCGTAAACAAGCGGAGTCCCATATCGTAGATGTAGCTGGTGAACCACTTACACGCCAAGTATTCAAGGAAGGTTACAAAGCTGTTCCGCCAAAATACTTGCGAGTTCCACAAGAATTCCGTTTCTACACTTCTCCAGGTCAAGAGGTCGAGTGGAAAGACAAAGTAGCGGATCGTCAGACAGGTCTTGGGGATGCAGCTGTACAAGGTGGACTTTCTTCTGCATTCGGTGTTCCTGTCAAAGGTATTGCAAATATGCAGCCGTATGATGTGGACGGTACAGGTGTTTCAGACATCTTACTTACTCATCCGAAAAACATCATCTTGGGCTTCTCTCGTAACATTCGCATTGAAGTTGATAAAGACATCCGTAATCGTAAGTTCATTATCGTCCTTACTGCGAAGCTCGACAGCAAATTTGAGGAAGAGGATGCTGTTGCCAAGATCATCAAGGTCAAGGAGTGATCAATATGTATACAGCTGAATTGATCAAGGGAAAGACATACTCTGTGATGGGGCATGTCTTTCTTTTAAATCAGGAGAAAGAGATTGAGAAAAAGGTATTTCAATATCTCAATGGCAATGAGTTCTTTGATTGTAAGCAGCTTGATGTTCCTGCTGATGATCCTAAAACAGATGATCAACCAAAAGAAAAGCCGTCCGAAGAAAAAGAAGAGCCAAAAGAGGAAGAAGAACCGTCACTAGAAGCAAAAATCTACACTGAAACTGAATTGAAGGATATGAAAAAAGATGGACAAGAAGCCGTTATTGTTGATCTTGGCGGCGATCCGTCTGAGTTCAAGAATGAAAGTGAAAGAATTGCCTTCATCCTTGAAAATCAACAGCAACAAGAAAAAGCAGGAGAGTAAGGGTGATGCTGATCTCTCCTGAAGAAGTTAGGGCGTATAGCGTATTCGAGAGCGTGAAAAACCGCTCGGATGAACTATTGGAAAGTGACATCATTGAAGCTGAAGCTGAGGTATTTAAGATCGTAGGTCATGATTTCACAAGTGAAAAATATCAGCCGCTTCCTGAAAAGGCGAAGATAGCATTGATTAAAATGGCGCAGTTCTTTGCGCTGATCAACGGGGATGAATCAATCATAAAGGGTTATAAATCTGAAAAGATTGGTGACTACTCTTATACGCTGGCAGACGGTAACGCCGTTTCAAAGCCGGATGTGTATAACCTGTTGATAGATTTCATTGAACCAGGGGAACCGCCAGAAGATCCAGGCAACGTCAAATTAAGGTTGAGATCGCTATGAGCTATCAATCATTATTAACGGATCGATGCGATATATATCACTTGCAAACAGAGCAGCTGTCAAAAGATCGCTATGGAATATCTGTCCAAGATGCGCAGCCGCTCTTTTCATATCCTGATGAGCCTGATCAAGTTGCGCATCCATGTTATTTTACGGAGAAAAACCAATCCATCACACAGCAGGAGCCAAACGCAACCATTCATCAATCATATCTCGTTCATTTTCCTATTACCGCTGATGTCCGAGTAAATGACAAAGTAGTATGGGAAGGCATTACTTTGAAACTGCAAAAGCCTAGGAAGATTAAGAACCATCATATTGAGGTTATAGCGATGAGGAGTGAAAGCCTATGAGGATTGATGGTCTTGATCAATTCATTGAGGACTTGAATGCAGCTGTTAATGGCGGCTTGCAAGCTGAATATGAAGAGTGGCTTGAAGGCATGGGTTATGAGTTTCTTGATATTGTTCAGGATGAAGTTATCCGAACAAAAACAGTGGATGCTCGGCGTTTGCTCAACTCATTCCAAAAAGGAGACCAAGAAAACGTCTTTTCGATGAGCAGTGGCGGTCTCACCCTAGATGTAGGGACCAACTTGGAATACGCATCGTACACAAACGATGGCCACTTTACGATTGATCCTAGTAAAAATCAAGACAGACGTTGGGTTCCTGGCAGGTGGGTTGGTGATCGTTTTGAATATGACCCAAATGCCGAAACAGGGATGCTCCTGAAATTTCAATGGGTTGAGGGCAGCGGCTATTGGGATAATGCAATAGCCATCTTTGAACAGATGTTTGAACGATCATTGGACCGCAAGCTGCAGCAATGGATTGATCGGCATTTTGGGAGATGATTAGATGAATCAAGAAGTCGGCGCCATCATGCACTATTGTTACAAACGGTTTCCTGTGAAGGTCTACGAAAAGGAAATTCCCGAACAATTTCAGATCCCGTCGATGTACTTTCCTGCAGCATGGACAAACACAAAAAACGATACTGTTTCAACGTTTCTCAAAACATACACGCTGCATATAAAAGTGTTTCACAAGGACTCTGAGCAGGCTCATGATGCGGCAGAAACAATCGTTGATGCCTTGTCAGCTGATCGGAATATTATTCAGATGGTTAGTGTAGAAGGTGAACCGCTCGATCAATATGTTCGCATTAAGAGGGCAGAAACTAGGAATGGTGATCAAGGCGTGGCAACAATTGTCCTCACATGGGATAGTGCCTATTGGTACAACCGAGACGAGCAGCCAAGCCTTGATGACATAAATTTTTCAGATGGGGTGATAAAAAGTGGCCAAGAATAAAAATGAATCACAGGTGAAAGAAGAGAAAGCCACTCCGGTTATTCCAAAGGAACCAGGGTTCTCATTTGAAGCCTTGAAAGAGCACAGCAAGGAAGTATTTGGCGTAAAGCCTGAAATCCTTGAAGGTGCTCTTTTTTATATCAAAGATCAACCAATTACAAAAACAGAAGCAAAGAAGCAGATTGAGGCTTTTTTGTCTAAGGAGGTTTAAGCATGAACGGAGGCACATTTACACCAGGTACAGAAAAAAAGCGTCCTGGTATCTACTTCAATTTCAAAACCACAGCACAGCAGCGTATCACGTTAGGTGATCGCGGCACCGTTGCACTTCCAATCACAATGAGCTGGGGAGAGCCGAAAACGTTTATCTCAATCTCAGGCATCGAGGACTTAAATAAAAAAGTCGGATTAAACATCGATGACAAATCACTGCTTCTTTTCCGAGAAGCCAAGAAAAAAGCACAAACAGTCTTGCTTTATCGCTTGAATGAGGGTGAACCTGCAAAGGCTCAGATCAGCGAGAATTTCAACGTGCTTGCCAATTATGGCGGACAAAAGGGCAATGAGGTCACGATCCAAGTCACAGAAAACGTATTGGACAGCTCCAAGCGTGATGTTGTGACTTACGTTGGTACAGACATTGTTGATAAGCAGGTTGTCACTGATGTCAAAGAGCTGAAGCAAAATAAATACGTTCAATTTTCAGGTGAAGGTGAAGTGACAATCACAGCTGGCGTAACACTAAGCGGTGGAAAAAACGGTGTGCCAAGCGTGGCAGATTACACAGCATTCCTTGAAGCAGCTGAAACAGAATACTTTGATGTGATCGCTCTGCCTAATAACACTAGCGAGCAGTTAAAAGCGACATTTGTGGCTTTCATCAAGCGTCTGCGTGATGACCAAGGTCGTAAAGTGCAAGGTGTTTTACCGAACTATGCAGCTGATCACGAGGGAATTATCAATGTCACAAGTGGTGTCTTGCTAGAAGATGGCACAGAGATTACGCCAGCAAAAGCAACTGCATGGGTTGCCGGTGCATCTGCAGGAGCCAACTTCAATCAGTCACTGACATTTGTTGAATATGAAGGGGCTGTGGATACGTTAGAGCGTCTTGATAATGATCAAGTGGAATACCGCTTATCACAAGGGGAATTCTTGTTCACGTTTGATGCGAGAGATCGTACAGTAAGCGTTGAGAAGGACATCAACTCTCTGACAAGTTATACAACGGAGAAAAACAGGACATTCGGGAAAAACAAGATCATTCGTGTGTTAGATGCCATCAATAACGATCTAACACGTGAATTGAAGGATCTGATTAAGTTACGCAAAGCAAATGGCAATGACATTCCGGCATCTGATGATGGGTTGCAGCTGGTGAAAACACTCATCACGCAATATCTAACTCAGCTCCAAGATGGATCTGGGATCACTGGCTTTGACTCTGAGACCGACATCATGATCGCTTTAAATGAAGATCGTGACGGTTTCTTGATTGATCTAGCTGTTCAACCTGTTGATGCAGCTGAAAAATTCTATTTCAATGTAGAGGTGAAATAAGATGGCTTTTAAAGCGCAGAATACCATTTCAGGTAAGGAAGGACGCTTATTCCTCGATGGTGAGGAATTGGCGTTTATTAAAACATTTGAAGCGAACGTGGAGAAAAACAAATCAGAAGTTAACGTTATGGGGCGTCGCATGACCGGTCACAAGACAACCGGTGCGAATGGTACTGGTACAGCGACTTTCTATAAGGTTACATCACGTTTCGTTCAGTTGATGCTGAACTATGTAAAAAAAGGACAAGATCCGTACTTCACCATTCAAGCTGTGCTTGATGATAAGTCATCTGGCCGAGGCACAGAGCGTGTCACATTGTTTGATGTGAACTTTGATTCAGCTAAAATTGCAGGGCTTGATGTGGATTCAGAAGCACTTGAAGAAGAGGTTCCTTTCACGTTTGAGGACTTTGATCTTCCTGAGAAGTTGAAGGATTCCTTTTAAATTTTAATCACCATAGAAAATGTAACAAAAGAACTGACTAGTGATTTTTTTAAATAAAGTATTTTCACTTTTTTTGTACAAATATGATATACTTTTGATAAATGGGATACATGGGATAAATGGGATAATAGCTAACCCACCATTTACCTTTCGAGAAAAAATTCGTTTACATGCAAAGCAATTTGCATAAAATAAAAAGAAGCCAGGATGCGCTAACATCCCGGCAATGTACAATGAGGCCCTTCAAGGGTCTGGCTTAAATCAGGTGAAGCAACAAGGATAGGCAATCCCTACGAACTTACCAGGCTCAAGGGAGGCCTATTTTTTGTTTATATACGTCAACAGGGCAAGGATAAACATCCCAAATAAAAGCATGAGCGAAATCGCTTGAAACGTTGACATAAGCATCACCCCCTTTCTTACGGGGATGAGCCAGACCACCCTTGAGTAAGCCGTTCAATTGTACGATTTATATTATACATGAAAAGATTGGAAAGCACATTCAAAAAATGGATGTGCTTTTTTGCATTCTAAAAACAAATCAAAGGGAGTTTTTAAACATGAGCGAAAAACAAACAAACAACGTATATGATCTTTCATTCTTTATGCCAGGACAAACAGCTGAGACAGAAGAAATCAAATCAATCATTTCAAAGCGCTTTGTTGATAAAAAGGGTGAAGTGATTCCATTCGTATTCAAAGCCATTACAACTGAGCGCATCGATGAGCTGGAGAAAGAAAACACGACTTATAAAAATGTCAAAGGTCGTGGACGTGTGAAAGACTTGGATTCTCAACGCTTCTATGCACGTATTGCGGTTGAATCAACTATTTATCCTGACTTTAAGTCAAAAGAATTGCGCGAAGCATACAACACACAAGATCCAGTCGAAGTGGCAAAACGTGTCCTGTCTGTCGGCGGTGAATATGCGAACTGGTTAAACAAAGCTATTGAGGTCAACGGTTTTGAAGACGAGATTGAGGACCTTGAAACAAAAGCAAAAAACTAATAAAGGACGGGAATAAAGAGGCGGTGTATCTGTATTACTGCATGCATGAGCTTCATTACTCCCCGTCTGAACTATTAGAGGTCTATGAAGCGCCAAGACAATTCAAGGCCTTTTTGTTTGGGCTGATAGGCCACAAACTCGAAGTGTTAGAAAAAGAATCAAAGAAAGGGGGATAAGACATGGCTCGTTTAACAGCTCGGTTTGATTTACAAGACCGGATCACGCGTAAATTGCGTTTGATAAGAGGGGACTTAGAACGACTAGATAGATTGCGCCGCAGATCAGAGCGGCCAATCACTCTAAGAATCAGGGACAATGCCACAATTGCATTAAGACGTGTGCAGCGGTTTGTATTGCGCGATCTTGCGCGCACTTATCAGCTGACGCTTGATGTAAATGATCTGGCCACAAAAGCACTACGAAAGTTCAATGGCTTCTTACAACGCAAGATGCCGCGTACTCATAGTGTGCTGATGCGCATTAAAGATCAGGCAACACCAGGGCTTGTCAGGCTTCGTCGTTACATCGATCGGAAGTTTGGCAAAGTAGAACGGTTTGCCATAACGGTCCATGATCGTGCAACCACAGGGATCAGACGTATTGCATCATATGCAGCGCGTCAGCTTGGCCGGGGCTACAGCTATACCATTAGAGCCGTTGATATGGTTCGACGAACAGTCAGCCGTATAGCGTCTTATACTCGGAATACCTTGGGTACTGAATACAGGGTGGCGATTAATGCGATCGATCGTTTCACCGCTCCAGTACGTGGAGCCGTCTCATTTGCAAATACCCATTTGGGACGGACTTACACAACCACAATCAAGGTCCTTGACCTAATCACAAAGCCATTACGGGGGATTGTGTCAGCTGTGACCAGCACACTTGGTTTGCTTGGAGTCGGTGCCGGTGCAACAGGCGGTATTGTCGTGCCGCTCAAAATGGTAGCGGATCGACAGAACATGACCACGGCTTTTGAAACACTGCTCGGTAGCAGAGGGAAAGCAGATGCACGTCTGGACGAGCTGACAGCCTTTGCCGGACAAACGCCATTTACTCGTGATGACATTTTCGAGTCAAGTCGTGTTCTCCAAGTATTCACAGGGAACGCTCTATCGACTACTGAAGGAATGAAGCTAATCGGGGACGTTGCTGCAGGTGTTCAGCGACCGTTCTCAGAAGTTGCGCTATGGATGGGGCGTTTATATGACGGCATTAAATCGGGGCGTCCTATCGGTGACGCAACGGCAGCGCTTCAGGAAATGGGGGCTATCTCTGGTGATGCTAGAGGTAAGCTCGAAAAACTTGCAGAGAGTGGAAAAGACATCTCTAAGACATGGCCGGAAGTAACGAAGGAATTTGGCAAATACAACGACATGATGATCAAAATGTCGGACAACTTGGCCAACTTATTCCTCGGTGTCAAATCATTCATCAACAACTCTATTTTGATGCCTTGGGGTAAAGGACTTGCAGCTGCGTTCCAGCCCGCTCTCGAAGCGTTCAGAACGTGGCGTGGGGAATATTCCTTTGTGCTGACTGATCTATCAAACAAAGCTGAAAAGGCGGGCAAAAAATTCGCTAACAGCTTCCTGAATCCGACAAAGAGTGTTTTCGGATTTATTGGTGATCAGTTCAAAATTTTGTTCCCTGGAGAAAAACTCTCCAAGAAGCAAATGAAAGAGCTCAAAGTGAAATTTAAGGATAACCCCAAATTGCAGAAACACTTTGAACAGCTTGAGAAATATCGAGATATGAGCTTTGAGACAAGATGGAAGCTCGTCCTTGATAATACGAAAGACGTTTTTGGCCAATGGTGGGAAAAGACAGGGAAACCAGGTCTTTTTAAGATGGCTGAAAATGTTGGGAAGACTTACGGCGGTATCATAAACGGTGTTATCAACGGTCTACTTGGTATTGATGACAAATCATCCGAGGACAGTTTCACTGATGCAGGAGCCAAAGCAGGAAGGATATTCATCGAATCATTTTTAGAAGCTCTTGATCCAGCGCAATTGGGAATTCGTATCACCAAGAAGATCGGTGAGATCAACTTGAATGCTCTTACTGGAGAAGGATCAATTGCTGGTGCTTTGATTGCCAATGCGTTTGCGCTTGCATTCCTGGGGAAAGTGGCCACGTTGTTAAAGCCGCTCAAATCCATTCTTTCTGGAGCCTTTGCTGTCTATAAATGGGGCAAAGGTTTAAGAGGCGGGATGGGAGCAGGAACGAGCGGTGGTGTAATCGGTGGAGCTGGAGGAGCAGGGCGACCGCCGAGGAACCCACGAACTCCTGAATATCGTCAGCCTTGGATCAATAGAGGTGAGCCGGTACGACCAACAACGCCAAACCAAGGGCGTGGCGGTGGATTGTTAGGTAAAGTCGGTAAAGGTGCAAAGAGCATCGGAAAACGTATTCCTATTCTCGGTACACTTATTGCAGCCACCGAATTAATCGGGATGAATAATGACAACAAAGGTGAAAAGATCGGTGGGTTCACAGGAAATCTAGGAGGCGGAATCGGTGGAGCGGCAATCGGAACAATGATTGCCCCTGGAATTGGAACAGCTATCGGTGGAGTATTAGGAAGCATCTTTGGCGGTGATCTCGGTAACTGGATCGGTAAGATGTTTGATGACGGGACCATCAAGAAGAAATGGGATGAGCTTGTCAAAGGTGCAGAGAATGCAGTCCAATGGATTAAAGAAACATGGATCACTGTTTCCGGTTGGTTCAATGATAATGTTCTAACACCTATTACAACGTTCTTCAGCGACACATGGACATGGATCACTGAGAAATGGGGTCAGCTTTCCTCTTGGTTTATGAATAACGTGTGGCTCCCTATTTATAACTTTGCAGTACCAATCATCAACTTTGTAGTTGGTGTTTTTGTCGTTGCATGGGAAGTGATTAGTTCCGTATGGGGAGCTGCATCAACTTGGTTTATGGATAACGTATGGACTCCGTACGGACAAATCGCAGTAGCTGCTATCACTCTTGTATGGAACAAGATCACCGAATTATGGAACTGGATACAAATCACCTGGTCCGTTTTCTCAGCATGGTTCATGACTTACGTCTGGGAACCATTTGGATCAGTGGCAATTGAAGCCATTGTCTGGGTGTGGACTAAGTTGACAGAGTTCTGGAATTGGATTCAATTCGTATGGGGCACATTTGCGGTATGGTTTGATACCTTCGTATGGCAGCCTTTCATCAATGTTGGTTTGCCAGCCATCATGTTTATTTGGAACCTGTTTAAAAGCACGTGGAACTGGATTAAAACCACTTGGATTATACTTGCCAAATGGTTTGATGAGTATGTGTGGCAACCATATAAAAAGTATGCAGAGCCAGCGATTACCTTCGTGTGGGAGAAATTTCAGGATGCATGGAGAATCATCAAAGGTATATGGGAAGTAGTGAGTGGATGGTTTGATGAAAAAGTATTTCAACCATTGAAGAGACATGCTGAAAAACTAACAGAAATATGGAATGGTTTTTTCGGTTTAGTTGGTAAAGTGGTTGGTAAAGCAAAAGAGATTACTGGAAAAGGATTTAATTTCTTTGAAAGAAAAGGTGAAGAAAAAACAGGTATGAAAAAAGTCCCTACCAAGGGAAAAAAACCAGATCAGAAAGCCACCGGTGGTTATATCACCCAGCCAACCTTATCATGGGTCGGTGAAGCCGGTAACGAATTTGTTATTACAACTCAAAATAACCGAGGACGAGGAAAGATGTTGCTTGCTCAGGCTGCTTCTCACCTTGGAATGTCTGTTGTGCCAAACGGTGCATCACCAACCTCTCCAGCAAGCTCATCATCTCCTATGAGACCGGCAGCTGCTTCATCAATTTCCACGTCTGCAAGTGGATCGGTTTCAATTGGAGACGCGGCCAACGCATCAAAATACGGGGAACAGTTTAGCACTGACTTTGAAAAAGGGTTAAACAGCAAAGTGGTTTCACTTGAACAGTGGAAACAAGCTAATATCAAGCAGCCATTTACTCAAATTCAGGCAGCGACTCCGCAGTATGGAGCACAAACTATCACCGGTTTTGCTGCAGGTCAAAACATGACACCAACTGGCACAGGTCAATTCTTAGATCAAAATGTAAGACAACCTTTCTTATCCGCTCGACAAGAATCACCTACCTGGGGCGCTGGACTAATTGACGCATTTAACAGCGGCATGCGTTCCAAAGAAAGTGAAGTGACACAAGCAGCCAAGGACATGGCCAAGAAAGTGGAGCAGGCGTTTAGGGAAGAGCTAGACATTCATTCTCCTTCACGTGTCATGATGAGTCTTGGGAAATTCGCATCGATCGGTGTCGTCAAAGGTCTTGATTCGGTTGACGTGAAGAAATTCGCAGAGAATCAAGCTGGTTCCTTAATTGCTGCATTTAGTGGTATGGGCGCATCTAATCTGAGTGTTCAACAATGGCTTATGGCTGCATTAATGGCAACCGGCACATCTATGAGCTGGCTACCTGGTTTGATGACGATCGCGCAGAATGAGTCACGTGGGAACCCGAAAGCAATCAACCTATGGGATTCAAACGCCAAGAGGGGAACGCCGTCTAAAGGATTGATGCAGACCATTGATCCGACATTTAACTCTAATAAAGTCAGCGGCATGAACGACATCTGGAACCCGATTCATAATGCTGCGGCAGCCATTAACTACATCAAAGGCAGGTATGGAAGTGTCTATAATACGCCTGGATTAAGAAGTATCAGAAATGGCGGACCATATAAGGGTTATGCAAACGGTGGTCTAATCACGCAAGAGCAAATCGCCAGAGTCGGTGAAGGAAACAAGCGTGAATGGATTATTCCTGAAGAGCGTGGCATACGTGGTCGCTACTTGTTGGCTCAAGCTGCACAGGCTTTAGGAATGGACGTATACGATCCGGCCACTGCTGCATCATCTGAGCTTTCACAAGGGCAGGTGCAAACAGTAACAGCTGGCACAGCAAATGCACCGTCTGCTTCCAGCGGATCAAAACAGGTCATCATTAACTTTAATGGTGATCAGCACTTCCATAACGGCCAAGATGAAGATTCACTTGTTGAAAAGATCAAACGATCAATAGCTGAAGAACTAGAAGTCGAGATCAACACAGGAACGAAGGGAGTCGTGATCGATGGCTAAATCAAAATATCAATTATGGATTTCGCAAGGGAAGGACAAACTGCGATTCCCTGTTCTTCCTGAGAAATTAGAACTCAATAACAACGTACAAAATGAATCTATCAAAGTATCAAAATTTGGCGAGCTCACATTCTTGGATGTACCAGGAGCTCGTCAAATTTCATTTACAGCCTTTTTTCCGAAGAAGTATACACCGATCGCTGAATATAAAAGCATTCCATCACCAGAGAATGCAATAGCCAAAATTGAACGAATGATGCGTTCAAAGAAGCCTGTACGCTTTATTGTCACAGGAACCAAAATCAATATGCAATGCAGCATAGAGAGTTTTAACCATAGCGAAGGTACTTATGATGTGGGCGATCGTGAATTTACGCTGCAGCTGAAGGAATACAAAACCGCATCACCTAGAAAAATCAAACGAAAAGCCAAAAAGAGCAGCAAAAAACGCAGCTCAAAAGGCGCACCAAAAGTGTACACCGTTAAAAAGGGTGATACATTGTGGGACATTTCCGGCCGCTTCTATGGTGATAGCACAAAATGGCGGCGCATTTGGAATGCGAATAAAGCTGCGATGATCAAACGAAGTAGACGCAATATTAGACAACCAGGGCATTGGATTTTCCCTGGTCAAAAATTAAAAATACCACAATAGGGGTGATCTGATTGATAGAACTCTTTGCAGTGCGGAGCGGGACCATGTATGAGCTGGTGACAGAGAGCGTCACGCTTCGTGGTCAAAGGTATCAAGCTCCCCGATCAATACAAGCAAATATCGTGACAAAACAGGGTTCTCAAAAGTATTACAGCATCAAAGAGGGTGACACGGTTCTTTTCAAGTGGAAAGGAAAAGAGCTTTTCAGAGGAACAGTGTTTGCAAGAACGCCCAAAGATGAAAAGATCACTTTTACTGCTTACGACATGCTTCAGTATTTGGTGAAGAACCAGGATGTCTATGTCTTTTCCAATAAGAGAGCTGATCAGATAATGAAGCGGCTTGGTCAAGATTTTCAGATCCCGATGACTTCAATCGCTAACACTGGCCATGTCATTAAATCACTTGTATTCAAAAACGATACAAGCCTATATGACATCATCTTGCAGGCTCTAAGAGAAACAAAGAAACAAACAGGACGTAACTATCAGATTTACTCTTCTAAAGGCAAAATGGGGCTGAGAGCTTGGCCTGATCCGTCCGAAGTATGGGTCATTGAATCAGGCGTGAATCTCATTGATTATCAGTACAGCACCTCGATTGAGGAAACAGCCACACGTGTGAAGATGAGAGCGACACATGTGGAAAAAATTAAGGTGCTAAAGAAGGAAAAAAAGAAATCTAAGACTACTGACAAAGATAAAGAAAAAGATAAGAAAACGACCAAACCTACCAAGCCGAAAACTGTTACGCAAAAGAAAGAGATTGAGATGTTGGCTGTGGCGAATGATAGTGCTGCTAGAAGTAAATATGGCATCCTGCAGCACGTCGAAAGAGTGTCAGGGGAAATCAATCAGGCACAGCTGCAAAAGAGGGCTGATGTTCGTCTCTCACAGAAAAAGGGCGTGAAAAAAGAACTCAAAAGTATCCAAGCACTCGGAATCCCTGAACTGCAAAGCGGCATGCCAATACGCATCATCATTCCTGATATCGGTATCAAAAAAACGTACTGGATCGATCAAGACAGCCATGAATTTAAAGGAACCAAACACACCATGACGATTGATGTCGTTGAAAAGAATACGATCCCAACGGGGAACCAGACATGAAACTAAGCGAGGCAATTAAGCGATTGGCTGTCGATGCTGTTGATGCACAATCACCAATGGAATTGATACTCGGTGATGTGGTGTCTGTTTCTCCTCTTAGTGTTAGGCTCAACGAAAATGACAAACTCATCATTCCTGAAGAACTCTTTATCTGGCCAGCCCGATTAGATGAGGGGGAAGATGATGAGCTAGAAGAAGGCGATAGTGTCATGGTCCTTGCGATGACAGGCGGTCAGATGTTTTACATCTTAGATAAAGTAGTAGGAGGTGGTTCATGATGACGCTCTCTCCAGAAGAGGAAATTGAAGATTTTGAGGAAGATGAAGATGATATTGTTGAACCTTCGACTACCTACCGAATCGACTTTGAAAATGGCCGTCTAACCAATGAAAAGATTAATGGTCTCGATGCCATTCGCCAATTCGTTTACATCACACTTAGGACAGAGCGGTATGCACATCCTATCTACAGCCATGATGTTGGTTGTGAGGTGCAGGAATCGGTATCTGATGAAGAAGCAACTGATGAATACAAGGAGATGGAGATCCCGCGTCTAATAGAAGAAGCACTTCTTGTTGATGAAAGAATTGAAAGTGTGCAAGATTTTGAGATCACTAAAGAAGGGGCAACTTTTAAGGTGGTCTTTAATGTTGTGACAGATGAGGGAACCTTGGAGATCGAGGAGGTGATTGGCGAAGATGTTTGAAGATCAGTCTTATGAAGCCATCATGGAACGCATGTTGGAACGTATACCCGATGATATTGATAAACGTGAAAACAGCGTCATATGGAATGCGTTGGCTCCTGCAGCTGCGGAACTTGCTCAATCTTATATATGGCTTGATCAGGTATTCGATCTTGTCTTTGCGGATACAGCGCAGGGAGAATTTTTAGATAGACGAGCTGCTGAAGTTGGAATCACTCGTAAAGCGGCCACAAGTGCTGTATGGTCCGTTGAAGTCTCGCCCGAAGGTATAAGAATACCAACGGGATCAAGGTTCTACATTGATAGTCTATATTTTCAGTTTGAATCTGATGGAACTTTGAAATGTGAAACGACTGGTGCTGTAGGCAATGGGAATTTTGCAGAGCTGCCGCTCTTATCACTCGATAACATACCAGGATTAGAGTCTGTCATCTTTGAAGAATTGAAGATACCAGGGCAAGAGGAAGAAGACGATGAAGCTCTTTATGAGCGGTACTTGATGAGGGCAAGGCGGGAGGCTGTTAGTGCCAACAAAGCTCATTATAAAAAGTGGGCTGAAGAAGTAGAAGGAGTTGGCAGGGCGAAGGTGTTTCCACTTTGGAATGGTGAAGGCACAGTAAAAGTTGTCATCACTGACGGGAATTTTGACGTTGCGACAGATTTGCTTGTCAATAAGGTGCGGGAGTACATTGATCCGGTTCCGGGCGAAGGGGAAGGCCAAGCACCGATTGGAGCCACCGCAACCATCGAGAGTGCTAAGTGGAAAGATGTTGAGGTGTCCCTATCAGTGGAGCTTAAAATGGACTATTCACTTGAAGATGCTCAACAAGAGATAGAAGAGAAGATCAAGTCTCTCCTGAAATCACTTGCTTTTGAGGAGAACGTGATCAGAATGTCAGCGATCAATGATATTTTGTATCATGCGGATAGTGTCTCTGATTATGCGGATGTCTTGATCAACGGTGAAGCCAAAAACTTGCCGCTTCAGGACATTGAGATTCCGCGTCTAGGGCAGGTGATCGTCAATGAGCAAGTATGATGATATGAAGGCCTATTTACCTTCCTATCTAACGGAGATCACTGAATTTGATGAATTAATGAAATCCGAAGCCCCTGAAATGGAAAGGCTAGACGATTCTATTTTTGATATGACTGATCAGCTTTTTCCGATCACAGCAACATGGGGATTGGATCGATGGGAAAGAATGCTGAAGGTGCAGCGTGAGTCAGGTGACTCGATTGAATTGAGAAGGGCACGTGTATTGAATCTCATGTCAAACATTCCACCGATCACGTATGCATCACTAGAAAGAGCAGTGAACCGGTTCTTGAAGAACCCTAGCGCAGTGGTTCGTCTAACGACAGGCCGCTATCATTTCTCCCTTCGTGTTAATTTGGATGACCTGCAGAACACCAGATACATTGTGGAGACGCTTGAAAACTTAAAGCCTGCACACTTGGCTTACAAATTCACAAGCGTTCATCATACGGATGTAAAAGAAATTAAAGACTATCATAACCGGCTCACACTGCGCAGCAGAGTGGGCTTTTTTGATCACATCCCGATTCTGTTAAATGGAGAGTTTTTACTTAATGGCACTTTTTATTTGAGCGGATCGCGCAATTCAACAGATATTCCAGTGCGCTTCCGGCAATCTTTAAAGCTGACCTTGAAGCTCAAAAAAGAAATGAAAGTTCTTGGACGTACAAGATATGTCATGGTAGGAGCCAAACACGAAACGGATCAACAAGCAGCTCTTACACTTCGATCTCATTTCAAACGCGTAAATAAAGAAAAAAGGAAAATGACATTCCGCATGGCTACTCATGTATCAAATGAGCAAAGCGGAAGTGCAATCATTAAGCAGAAATATTGGACGCTTGATGGATCAGTACCGCTAGACGGTTCAAAATATCTAGCTGCCACGTCCAAACAAATAGATTTATAAAGGAGGATCATAATGGCTGATCAATTAACCGTAACAACGCTTTATGCTCGGCAACAAATGGCGAAGGCTAGAGCAGAAGGAACAAAGCTCACAAAAGTCGTTAAGATGGCTTTTGGGAATGGTGGGACGAAAGATGGCAAGCCAATCTCCCTGGATGGAACAGAACAAGAATTAAAGAGTGAGCTTGTTCAAAAAGAAATTGATTCATATGAATTCATGGAACCAGCAAAAATCCGCTACACCTGCACGATCGCTGAAGGGGAGCTTGCTGGGGAAGTCATTAATGAATTGGCTCTTGTCGACGAAGACGGCAAATTCACCGCCATCCGCACCATGACAGACAAGCAAAAAGATGGTGACATTGAATTCATCTTTGAGATTGATGACATCTATTAAGAAAGGAGCGATCGTTGATGGACATTAAATCTCCTAAAGTGTTTGAAACAAGTGACAAGGCTCATGCGGATCTGTTCAATGAAATGGTGAAGGTATTACTTGAAAATGATACTGGACTGTTAGATCAACTCGGTGGCCATATAGACGATACCAAGCCGCACGCATCTGAAGCAGAGAAGAAGAAATGGAATGAATCGCAGCTATATAAAATCACAGCTGATGACGGCAAATACTTGATCTCTGTTCCAGCTGACAAAAATATTTATGATGCGATTAAAGACAAAGGGACCTGTACTTTCATTGCATCCCCAGGTGTAGAGGATTCCCCTGCGCCTAGTAACGCTTATTTAAGGGGAATACAGACAGTTGGCCAAGATAAGATCGGAACCGGTTTTGCGGTAGACACGTCAGGTAATGCGTATTACTTCTACTATAATTCTAGCCATATATCTATCACTTGGACGCAGCTGCCGACAGTTGCCGAAAGGAATAGATGGAATAATGGTCAGTTATATAGGCTCACACCAAACGATGGAAGAATTGCAAGGGTTCCAAATGGTACCGATATATTCAAATTACCGACAGGTCCTTACATGGGAGCTCAACTCCTTAATGCTCCAGTAGAAAATGATACAAGTTTTTATTACGTTGATGTTTTTGAAACAGCGTATGAACAAAATGAAGTCATATATAAACGCATTATCGCTACAAGATCATTTGATAACATAACTTGGATTGGTACATTCCATGCTCAAGGTTTCAAAGGGTGGGAGAGAATTACAACCAGTAAAGATGCAAAACTCGACTGGAAGTTACCGACTATCAGAAACGGATGGAAAACATATAAGTCTGAGGTCAATAATGACTATCGGGTTCGCGTTGCAAAGGATGCGATGGGCATTGTTCATGTTACAGGAGCCATCACAGGCGGTACACTTGGGGATGTTGGTGCGTTTATGTTGCCAGAAGGGTGTGAACCGCCTTTCCCTCTCTATAATGTTGGCATCGCTTCTAGTACCGGTGGTTTTAAGGGACCGCAATTTAGTAGACAGTATATCGCTACAGATGGACGTTTCTGTATACAAGACACGAGTAGTAATACTGAGTTTATTGTCGTGAATTGTATGTTTAAAGCAAAGGAGTGATTTTATGAAGCCAATATACGCCTATGATGAAAATTTTAAGTATATACCTGGTGGGGATAAAGAAATACCTGATGATGCTGATATTCCAGAGGGATTTACAGATGTCCAACCCCAAGAAGGGTTATATATAGCGGAATATAATTCCACAAGCAAGACATGGAGCGAGTCGGCAACCCAGGAATACATTGATAGCTTACAAATAGAGCAACCGCCGTATGATATTGATTTACTAAAACAGCAAAATGCGGTGTTAACTAAACAATTGAGTCAGCTTTCAAAAGAAGCAGCTGCAGCTAAATTGCGTGAGGCACAAATGGCAAAACAATTGGCTCAACTCATGACTGAGATTCAGGAGTTGAAGGGTGGTGAAAAATCATGATATATCCAACAGTTGCGGATATAAAGCAGTTTTGGGATTGGAAGTGTTATGGTCCAGAGGATATTGCTTTTTATGTAGAAATCGGTTGGATTAACAAAGAAGACTATGAGGAAATAACAGGAGAACAATACGAAGCCTAGAGGGGCTTTTTATTTTGCCTTCTTTAAGGGGGTGGACAAAGTGAGGTAGGTGAGTATGGTGGAAATGGATTTGGCGCAATATTTGATGACACAAGGACCCTTTGCGGTTCTTTTTTGTTGGGTATTGTTTTATGTTCTCAACACGACAAAGGAAAGAGAAAACAAGCTCAATGAACAAATCGAAGCGCAAAATGAAGTGTTAGCAAAGTTTAGTGAAAAGTATGATGTCGTGATCGACAAGCTCGATAAAATTGAACGGAATTTAAAATAGGAGGGAACATTTATGAAAAACTTCGACAAAGGCACGGTGATCCGCACGGTGCTTCTATTTATGGCATTGATCAACCAAACGTTAATTCTATTTGGCAAGCCAATCTTGCCGATCAGCGAGGATCAAGTCACTTCATTAGCTGAAACGTTGTACCTTGCTTTCTCAATGATCTTCACAATCGTAACAACCCTGGTGGCATGGTTTAAAAACAACTATGTGACTGACAAAGGCAAGTTACAAAAAGAAGTCCTGAAACAAAAAGGATTAGCGAAGTAAGGAGCTGCCATGAGGTGGCTCTTTTTATATTAAATTGATCAGAGGAGACGATGAACATGGTAAAAATCATTAAAGATTTTATTCCAAAGAGTAACCGCAACAGACCAGGAAACTATATGAAGCCTTTGTATATTACGGTTCATAACACAGCTAACACAGCAAAAGGGGCAAACGCAGCGAGTCACGCTGCATTCGTCAAAAGGTCTAGTACAGCGGTGAGCTGGCACTACACGGTGGATGAAAATTGTATCTATCAACATTTGCCTTTGAATGAAAACGGCTGGCATGCAGGAGATGGTCGGGGAACCGGAAACATGAAATCGATCGGCATTGAAATCTGTGAAAATGCAGACGGTAATTTCGAGAAAGCAGTCGAGAACGCTCAATGGCTAATTCGTCAGCTGATGCAGGATCAGGGTATTCCGCTGGCCAATGTTGTTCCCCATAAAAGATGGAGCGGCAAACAATGTCCACGAAAGCTGCTTAATCGCTGGGACAGCTTCAAGGCGGGTATTGCTATTGCTCACACAAATAAAAAGCCGACTGTGAAACCAGCAAAAACAACACCATCCAAACCAGCGGCTTCCAAGCCTGCTAAAAAGACACACAACCTGCCTTCGGGCATCATTAAAATAACAAAGCCTTTGACAAAGGGCGCTGGAGTAAAAGCATTGCAGGAGGCTCTGGCTGCTGTGTATTACTACCCCGATAAAGGCGCAAAAAATAACGGTATTGACGGATACTATGGTCCAAAGACAGCGAATGCGGTCAAGCGGTTCCAGCTCATGCATGGTCTTGTTGCAGACGGCATCTATGGTCCAAAGACAGCGTATGCGGTCAAGCGGTTCCAGCTCATGCATGGTCTTGTTGCAGACGGCATCTATGGTCCAAAGACTAAAAGGGCGTTGGAAAAGTTGCTAAAGAATTTTTTATGAAGTTCCGTCTTACGCTTGCCACCTAGAGGTAATAAGTATATTAATAGACTCTTGCTTGTGTTTATTTGTTCAAATAGTATAATATGGGTATACAACCAAATATTTTTGTACTAAGCAGGAGGCTTATTCAATTGAAAGAACCGTATGTTGCAAATTTTATGTTGAGCGATGAAACTAGGGAAGTGGTTAATCAAGGCAGGAACAGACCTGATTTATTACTTGTTAATCCAACTAGTAGTATTCGAGTACCTTTTATTCCAGCAACTCCGAGTTTTGCTGTTTCAGTTGGGATTTTGCAAATTAATTTAGAAGAAGAGAACGATATTCAAATTAAACTTGTAAGTCCTAATGAAAAAACAGTATTCGATACTGGAGTTGTACCACTTCCGAGAGATCTTAATTCAAATAAAAACATCCCTCTAGAAGGACAAGGGTTCAATGTTAATTTAAACTTACAGAATGTCCCTTGTAGAGAGGAAGGAACTTACGTAGTTGACGTTTATATAAATGGTTTGAAATCAAATGGTTTTAAATTCTACGTATATTCTGAAGAAAGATGATAAATAAAATTCATATTGAAAATCAAGTTGTTCAAGAGGATGTCAAAAATAAAACTAGTGCAACATTGACTATAGTTATGGCAGCGATGACTGCAGTATCAATAACTAGTAGTGCTGGTCCTATTATTCCTAAAGTAACCGAACTTGGCCAAAGATCGATTTCTCCTGTATCATCAAATTCCAAAGATTATAACAGAAGAGGAAATACTTATAAGGTGTATAATATGGAATATACACATTCTTATTTCAACTTAAGTAACAATGGAGTGGTGAGTCTAGGTAAAACCATCAACCAAAATATGATGCAAGCTGTGAATCAAAAAATTGACTCAGGGGATCAAAACAAAGTAAACATTTCTGTTTTATCGAATACAATAAAAGAAAATCACATTATTAAGGAGGGGGATATAATGCTTAAAAATTTAAAATCAGCAAGAGACAAAGCGGAAAAATTCGCAATTTACTCAGGGTTGATTGGTGGTATTTTAACTTTAAGTATATCCTTAACTGGATTAAGTCTAGCAATTACGCTCCCTCCAAGTGTTATTCTTTTTTCTCTTCCGGTCTCTATGGTGTTGAAAAAGAAAGTGAGGGAACTTGTAAATGAATCCTAGTCCAGAACCTCAGACTACTTTTCCAACATCTTCAACTAAGATTGTATTAGCCTTAGTTAACAAATTGACCTCTCCTATGGCTTTCAGTATTTTAATGTGTGGGCTGATGTATTACTTGTCTAAAGATTGGTCTCAATCACTAGACGTAACAACGCAGACTATCGCTTTTTGGTTATGGTTTGTAAGTGTGTTTTTCGTAAACGCTATAGGGATGTATGTTTTAGTTAAGGAAGCTAAGCACGCATATGGACAAATACGATCAGGTTCATCATAATAATGATTAATGCTAAAACGATTAAACCCCTTACCATTTGGATAGGGGTTTTTGTGTTTTAATAGAGAACAAGTTGGTTATAAGGTTAGGTAAAACGTGATATGATTGTAAAAAGGAGGTAATATGATTACATTTAAAAAAGCGTTCAATATAGACTATCATGTTTTGCTTTTATCTTTTATTGTCGTATATTTCTTGCTTCCAGTCGATCAAATATTTACTGCAATCATCATCCTAACCGTACTATTTGGAGTATATCAATTTGTGATTTTTATAAAATTAAAAGAGCAAAAAACACCCTAGTTAAATATAAGCTAGGGTGTTTTTTTAGCTCATGACAGGACTTAGCATTGATAGAATTACGGATCCGCCACATGATCCTTGAAAGAAAAGTGTTAGAAGAGATCGGGAAAAATTCAGCGAAACTTTGGCGGTTGCTTATGTAAACGTAGGTATCCATCTTATATAACAATAACGTATAATGAAGCGGAGGGGAGGCGGAAGATATAAAAATACATAGAATTTCCGTGGGGTTTTTGATGTTAGTTGTGATTCTGACGACACTTTCCGGATGCGGAGGCGTAAAAGTAAGTGAATCTAAGGAAGAGATTGAGTACAATTACGAGGATAATGAGGCTCCGACTCTAAGTTTAGACAAACCCAAAGATTTGAAAACTGTGGACGTCGATTATAAAAGTAATATAGAAGATATAAATGTGAACATTGAAAAAATACATTTCTCAGATGGTGAGGTCGGATTGAGCATATCTTTTAAAAATACCTCAGAAGACGAGACTTATTTAGTTTCTCCTGCTACGTTTATACTACGTGTAAACTCAGCAAAAACTCTCGGATCGTCTGAGTTGGTTTTTGTCGATTATAACTCCGAAGATATAACTATGGACACTAAGGACTCTACTTTTAAATCCGTCTCCTATTGGTCTTTAGGTGACGTTGACTACGATAAGATAAAAGATATCGAATTACAAGTGCACCTAAGTAAAGGTACAGATCCCTCTAACAGATCCTTAGTCCGTTTTAATAGAACGATAACTTTTTGAATGAATAGCTCCACCCCTAACCGGATGGGGCTTTTTTTACGTTTAGTATTAGTACCCCCTCAGTTGTTACTTCATGATGTCTCCTCAATGAATTAAATACTGCTATTAAAAAGTTCTAAATACAAATAATTCTATTATATTACAATAAAATCTTAAATTTACCTTAAATATCCTCTAAAGTCTTTATTTAAATTTGAAGTAAAACTATACTAAAGGAGCTTTAAATTACATAAATAGGAGGATTAATAGGTGAAAATCACTAACAAGGTTTTAAGTTTACTATTAATATTTTCATTGTTTGTAGGTGTTACAGGTTTTATTCCACAAGTGAAAGCTGTCGGTCAAGACGAAGATGAGGTTTATTTAGAAGATAGTAGTGTGATTCTTGAAGAAGATAATGATGCTGATGCTGAAGAAGAACTTGAAGAAATTCAAGGAGTGGAAGAAAACTCAGATGAAAGTGCTCTAAGCGAAGAAGAACTAAAAAGTATTAAAATAACTACTCAATCTTGGGATAGAGGTGGTTTTAACGGAGGTCGTATCGGAGGCGGCGGTGGAGGTGGTTCCATTGTACCAAAGCCAAAACCAACACCAAAACCAACAGCAAAACCTAAGCTTCCTGCAAAAGGTTTTAAATCTGGAGCAGCAGGTGAAAAATTCCTAAATGATTATGTAGGTGGAGTTGGGCATAAGGTATATAAAAATGTTCGAGTATATGATCACAAAAAAGGTAAATGGGTAAAAGAGAAAAGAATTGTGGACGCTTATGTTCCAAGTACAAGAGTGGCACATGAATCAAAAGTTGGTTACACAAGTCTATCAAATTTTGTAAGAAAACAGATTGACAAAGATGTAGCTTTAAGAAAGGCTGGTCAAGTGGATGGAGTGAAGTGGCACTTTTTTAAAAGTGCTAAAACTGGTAAAATAGGAGCAACTAAAAATTTAAGAGAATATTTAAAGAAAAAGAAAGTTCCTTATCAATACCACGACTAATGTTTTGGAGGCTATTAAATGGATTACCCTCTAATGGAACCACCATTTGAAGTAGGTTCACACGAATCACTTTCTAAAAAAAAGGCGCAAATTCTTTTTGATTGGTTTATTAATGAAATACCTCAAAGGATATCTGTTTTAGAAGAATTTACGAATGGTGAAGTAGATTTTAATTATACACCGGAATCTTTAATTGACGTGTATAGTTGGTACTTATCTCAGATTGAAATTTATGAGTTATCTGAAGAAGAAATAGGAATAAAACTTGAAAGATTAAGTCAATATCCTGACTTTATTTATCAAGATGAAAAAGAACGGTTACTAGCTAATCCAGTTGAAATTGGAAAAGTGGATTATGCGATAGCAATGGATATTGGTATATATTATGGGGAAACCATTAGGAGAAACTATCCGCAAGTGAAGTGGACATACTTTACTAAACCTAAATCACATCCCTTTTTAAACAAGCCAGTATTATATTTTAATGATGCAGATGATGACATGATATCTTATGAAAGAGAACCAATCGATATGATGTTTGTTCTTAATCAAAGAATAAAAAGAGGAGAGATTACAGATCACAGCCTGTATGAACTTTATCAATACGATGTGAATGAAATTCTCGGCATCTTTGAGGATCCTGAAGATTAAAATAAAGGGCAACTTCTCACTTGGAAGTTGCTCTTTTTAGTGTAGCAGACATTAGTTAGCTGATACTAAAACCGCCATTCTCTTTTCTCTTTATCCCATTTCAATTCTTCTTTTTCCAGAAGGTTTTTGACTGCTTGCCTAACAGTCGTTTCATCTTTACCAGTTTTTCTTTTCAGATCATCAATTGTTGGATTCTTACGGAAGCGACTCATATTATAAATAATTCGATAGATCTTTCTTTCGAGATCAGTCATACTCTCACCTCGAAAACATTTTATCGGAACGTTTGTTCTGTGTCTAGGTTTGAGTAATAATATATTTATATACGGTTTACCCTGCGGAAACAGGGAAAAAAATTCGTATATTTCAATGATTTACTTCTTTATCAATCCACTATTACTCATGTATTACTCACACGGCTCCTTTACAGGAGCTCTTTTTTTGCGGTTTCTTTTCGGTGTGGAATTATTCTTAAAATGATAATATATGTCATTATAAGGAATAGTTAGGAAGGGGTAGGGACTTATGGAGAAAGTGCTTTCTTCTCATGTAGGTATGAAAATCAATGAATGGTATTACCATATTCAAAGATTTAACGTACCGGACGCC